GCTTGAAGCAAAATCGTCACCAGAATAAGAAACGGGCTCTATTGGTTTTTCTGGTTTTGGTTTATCAGATTGTGTTGGAGGGGTAATCTTAGGCTGAATTGGCATCATTGATTTCATGAAACCACCTCCTTGAAGCCTTCCACCTCTGATTCCCATAGCTTGCTGAAGTCTTTCTTGAACATTTTGCCTGGTAATATTTTCTGCATCCTCTCCAACCGAACTATAAGGAGTTGCCCTCAACTCATTTGCCCCTACATCAAATGTGTAAGGAAGTTTTCCGCCTCTGTAAATAGCCGATTGTACTTTTTCAATTACGTCTTGTTGCTCCTCATCAGATAATTCTGAAAACTTCTCACCATATTCTTCGGAAGCTTTTTGAAAGTAAGCTGCCATCATCATTGGAGTGGTGTGTTGGAAAAGACGATATTGTGTCATGTCTTTTGGTTTATGAATCACTTGTTTTGTTTCAGGGTCTACTTTTGACCCTAAGCGTTTTAATGTTTCAGAAATCAATTTAGATTGTTCAGCTTCATCCTCTGTAAGATTTTTAATTCTCTTCATCATTAGGTGCTCAACAATATCAATCTGGGAAAGCTTTGCTCTTCCTCCTTGCGGTCTATTTTTAATTCCAGGTAAGCTTACTTTCATATCTTGTTTAGCATTAATGATAACTTCAGATTTAATAATTTGCTTAATTATTTCCTTGGTTAATTCTTGATTTTCTCCAGTAGCCCATTTTGGCAATTTATAAAAGTTTTGCTTGAAGATGTAATCAACCATGTTATCCAAGTCCAAAGCTTGTATTCGTCTTATTACTTCATCCTGCACTTCTCTCAAGCTAAACTCTTGTTTTTGTCCTCTTTGACCAGATTTACGTTTTGGCACCCCGTAATTGTCTCTAATGAACTTAAATGTATCTGTATAAAATTTATCAAAGTCAGCTTGAGCTTGTACAGAATCTTCTTCAACAAATTTTGAAACAAGATTTTGAATTTGTTGCTGACTCATGCCTTGAGTAATTAATGGTTTTACTTTTTCAATTACACTTGATGTAATTTCACCAGATAATCTTTGTTTTAATTCCTGTAATGCTGGGTAAAGAATTCCCTCAACGAAGACGCTTAAAATGTCATACTCTTCGTTTCTTAAAACAATATTTAAAGCTTGTTCAAGAGCGGTTTCTTTATCTTCCACATCACCCTCTGCCCCTTCTTCAAAAAGTGCATCGAACCTAGCTAGAGCACTTTCGTCTATTGTCCGTTCTTTGAACGTATCACCTTCCTCAACGCCCGACATTTCTAAAGAAGATTCACCTTTTGATTGTTGTTTTTGTTTTCTTTGTTCCACAAGTCTTGTAGCTGAACTTAAAGCTCCATTCAAAAGACCTTTAAGTGAAAAATCATTTGCATTTGCACCGTTGTATTTTTCCAATTGGTTTAAAGCACTTTCGATGAATTTAACAGGCATAAACTCACCCACTGCTTCAGAAATCTCTTCATTTTTTGCTTTGGAAATAACAAAAGCACTCATGATATTTAGATTTTTTTGTAATTCATTTCTTATGTCTTGAGTTTTGTATTCGTATTTACCAGGCTCTGACAGCAAGCTTCGAATTCTTTTATTAGGCAAATCAAGCATTTCATCATACATACTATCGCTTTGAGCAATTTTAAGCATAGAGAAAAATATGTCAGATGTTTTCTTGCTGTTTGTGTCCTTATGTGCTTGCTTGGCAAGTAATTCTAAAACGCTTTTATTAAACATTATTCTCCTTTTTTGGCAATTCTTGAAAATGAACGAAAATCAAATTTATCAGATGTTCTGTTTTCTTTTAAACTATTTTTTGTTGAAAGATAAGCATCTCTAAGAGCAGTTCTTCCCCTTTCAGTAATTTTTACCGACCTGCCGTATCCTGAAATCAAGCCTTCTGCCTTCAAAGCTAAAACTGTATTTTCGTCAATTTCAGTAGGAACAGAGCAATACCTTTCGTTTGAATCTGTTACTGCTGTGACCACAAAATCTGTATTTTTATCAATATCTTGAAGAGCTGCAATCGTATTTATAGAATATCTTGTGTTGCTTTTGGCAGAAGCTGTAGTTTGAAGTAAAATTGATTGTAGCTCAGAAAGTTGAAATTCAGGCTGCATAGATTCTCCAAATGTAATTGGCATACTTTCTTGTTTATGAATTGGTACGATAGGCTGTGGCATAAATTATTTTTCTCCTTTGTTTTGTTTTTATCCTCTTGGTTTGAGATTTTTCCAATATTCTGGCCCTTGATTGATATCGTGAGCTTGGTCCCAAGTAAAGTAGTCAAGACTTCCATTCATTGAAGGTGAATTAACCATGTAAACAGGGTCTACATAAGCTGGACCAGGTGTGGGGTCTTCACCATGCATTTCACCTTCCATGTTAAGTTTTTCATCTGAATCTGTTTTAAGATTTCTATAATCTGGTAATCTATAATACAATTCTTTATAAAATTTTCTATCAAATTCATTGAAATCTTGTTCATTTCTTTGCCAAGTGTAAAACCTTGCCGATAGAGGCAGCTCATCAATAGCTGAAAGATTATAAGGCCATGCAGCAGTTTTTATAAGTTGGTCTTGAAATAAATCGGCAAGCCTATAGCATCCATTTTGTTCTAACAAATCAATTGCTTTCAAAACATTTTTCAAAGTATGCTCACCCCAAAATAAGGATTTCTGCTGTACATAGGGTCGGAAGATACACTCAACATATCATTTTGAGAATAATCATTTAGTCCTGAATTAGTATATGGGCCTTCATTAGTAACGCCTCTTTCTGGATATTGTCCTTTGAGCATTCTATCCCAGTCAAGAGTGTATTCTAAATTAGTTCCTTGTCCGCCAAGATTGTTTGGATTATTTTTCAAAGCTTCTAATTTACTTTCTAGACTCTTGTTATTTTTTTTTGATTCAGGAGTTACAGCTGATGGCAAATCGTATAAAGGTTTTGGATTATTGAAAGAAGGGGAGGTCCCAGGTTGCCAAGCATCCATCAAGCCTGTGAAATAAGCATGCATATCAATTCTTTCAGGGCTTTGTTTTTCTTCAATATATTTATCAATTCCATCTTCAGGCTCGTAAATTGGGTCGTAGGGACCAAGCCAAGGTTCTTTTAATTTGTTTCCTGTGAGATTTAAAGGATTATCTTCATTTTCATACTCTTCAACTGTAGGTAAAAATTGGTCAAGAAGCGGAGGAGCCGTTTTTGGCCTGTAATAGCTTGAAGTTTTAGAAGCTAACTTATTAAAATCTATATCATCATTTCTTCTAAATTCATGAAGAAGCTCTTCTACTGTCTTGATTTTTTTGGGAATAGGATTTTCTACAGGTTTTTCCTTCCCCAAATCTTTTATGTATTGTTCTTTATTTCTTATTTTCTTTTTTAGGTTAAGTTTTGTTCTTTCATCAAAGTCTAAAAGATATGGCTCGGCATCAAGCTCTAAATTATCATGAAAAGTTTCTAGCAAGCTTTCGATTGGTCTATCGAAAGAAAGTATGTCAGGTTTTCTATAGAATCCCATTAAGTCATCCATAGATGTGTCGCCAGAAAAATTGTTTACACCGTAACCAGCATATCCACTCGGTCCTCCACGGAAATTTGGAGAACCACCTGGCGAAAACGGAGCATACTGACCACCTACACCACCATATTGACCAAGCCTGATACTCATCCTTGTTTTATTCTAAAAGTGTAGTGCTTTTACCTTAAGCCTCTGCCTGTATATGCCACCCTTGCTCTTGGTAAAGCTCTTGCCATCATCATTTCTGCATCTGCTTCATAAATAACAGCCGAAACAGCATCTGGAATGTCATCTTTATAGCCTGATAGTGCTTCGATAATTTGCCTTCCATTTCTCCATTTTTTTTGGAGAAACATAAATTGGTCTTTTGCCTCAGGTATCTCATTTATTTCCATCCATTGGTCTCTTGAGTCTTTTACTCTACCGCCTGACATTTTATAAAATCTTATCCTCTTATCTCTGAAAGCTTCAAGCAGATTTAGATAAATTTTATCTTTGTACTCTTTGTTAAACACTCTCAGCACTACAGGAAGCCCCATTTGTTGAAGTTTATTAATAGTTTCCATTGAGCCCCATTGGTCAAAACTAATTTGTTTAAATCTGAACTTGTCATGAAGTTGCAAAAGATATTCTTCCACTTCTCTAACTGGCACTGGTTGTTTCATTTTTTTAGGAGCCCAAAAATGAATGTGAACAATATTAAAAGATTTTATCATTTTACCATTCAAATCTCTTATTCCAGTGGGCACTGCTTCACATACAGCTATGCAATAATAATCAGACCTATTTGCTGGGTCTACGTGGCAATAATATTCGCCAGAAGTTTCACGCTTTTCCATTCTTGATACTTGCGTAGAATTAACAAAGGCATAATCTACATCTTCTGGAGAAAGAAATGGATTCTGCGAGTTATTTCCAAACTCTGCACCAAATTGCATGTTGTACTCGATTGGGTCATTTTTTCTTTGTGCTTCTAACCAAAGTTTGTCAATGTTCGCATTTATTTGCCATGTGGGTATTTTTAACACCAAAGTCATGCTGTCTTCAAGTCTAGTATTATAAAGTGTAAATAACTGGCCAAAAGGACCCTTAGGGTTGGACAAACAAATAATCTTTCCTTCTTTACCAAATGTTGCGATAGAAGGTTTCAGTTCATCGTATAATTTTTTATCAATTCCAGAGTTTGGGTTATCTCCCGCCATAGCAGCAAGCTCGTCTAGAATAATGCACCAGCAGGTTTTACCAACCAAGCCAGATGCAGAGGACGAGCCGCATTTCAGAATAATTGTGCCATCAAGCTCGGCTAAACCTCTAGCTTTTCTTCTTTCGTTTTCTTCAATGTCTCTGTCGGTTAAAAATTTCATTTCTAAAGCATTGTCCACTCCAATGTATTTTTGAAAGAAAGGAGAAGATACAGCACCATTCTTCATAGGTGTAAAGATTGAGTCTTTTGCCTGGTCTTCATTTTTAGCCACGTTCAAAATTACCACTTCTTGAAAATCTGGCAAACCAAGTTTTTTTTGTGGATGCTTCATTGACAATAACCTATAAAGCTCATACAAGGCTATGGCAACAGTCATAAACGACTTAGAACCCCGTCTTCCAATAATCAAAACAAGCTCTTGAAATTTATTCCTTAATTTATTTTTGATTTGCAACTTTACTGCTTCATCAGGAATTTCATCTATTAAATCAATTTCAGATTGAAATAAATCTTCTGGCTCAGATTCAAGAATGTCTGTTAAAATTTTCTCAGATTCTTTATCAGCTGAAATTTTTATTTCATGATTTAATCTAGTTTGTTTAGTTTTTAAAGGACATCTTTCGCACTTTAAGCACCTTGAATTTAATGGCTTTAGTACGGATTGATAATTTTCTTCTTTTTCAATTTTTTCTGCACATTCATTTTCATTATCAACCACATACTTCCACACACAATCTGAGCAACCTACGGCTTCTTCTTTCTTGGATTCATTAAACTCTAAGATTGTGTTTCCTTCCGAGCCAGCATAGAATAATTTTAATGCTAGAATCTGCCAGGGATAAGGTCTTAAATTAAGATAGTATGGATGAGTGATAAATGTTTCAATATCTACAAGCTTGTTCGGATTGTATTTAGATTGGTCTTTTGGCTCAGGAGGCGGAACTTCATATCTTGAGCTGTATTCTATCTCAATTTCATCACCGTCTAGTTGAGCAAAAATTTGTTCTAACTTTGCTGCATCTCGCAACATTTTCTCGCGTTGCTCAATAATTTGCTTTTGTTGTTTTTTCTTATCCATCTTATGAAATAGATTGCTTTAATGCTTTGGTTTTTTCTCTAATTATTCGTTTATCTTCATCATTTGTCATTAAATCATGCAATTCATGTAACACTTCAAAAACGTTTGGCAATCCAAGAGAGTTATCATCTCGTTTTTCTTTGATTAAGAGAAGCTTTCCTGTGAGTTTCTCAATCATTGAAGCTCTTTTCAAAATATCATCAGGAGATTTGGCTTTGATTCCTCTTACATCATTGATTTCCATCAGAATCATAGTTTCAGCTAACTCAAACTCTCTATATTTCCATCTGGAAACTTCATGTTCTCTGTCTTCATAATGAAGCAAGCCTGGAGTTTCAATTTTATTCAAGTCACAATGGTACTTTATATGCTGATTAACTTGAGTCCAATTTAGTTTTGCCAGAAAGTGTTTTTCAAAAAACTTAATAGTGGTGTTTATTTTTTGTCCGCAATCAATGTACACATGCTCTAATAAAGTTCTATGCGGAGAGTTGCAAATTGCACATTTTGGAGAATACAATTGAGGATATTCTATCCCAGAAACGTTTAGATTGTATGGAACTACTGGTTTTGCTTCTGCCTTTAAAGTGCTGAATAGAACTAAACTATCTGCATCATTTATTGTAACTAATTTTGTATCATCTAAAATTATGTTATCAATTACAGGCTCATTTGAAGATGTCATAAATAAGTTATACAGGCTAATTGTAAAAATTAACCTGTATATTGGAACTGCTTAGTATTAAAGACCAAGGTCTTTCTTAATTTGGGAATAAGGAGACGCTTCTTCGTATGCCAAAATAACATACTCATCAGGGAAGCCAAATTCAGCATAGTTTGAGCTTGCAAACTTATTGCTTGTTGAAATTACGGGCTTATAAGAAGCCTTTACTGTTTTACCATTGTGCTCAATTTGATATACTCCGTCATCTACTTTGGCCACTCGGCAATTTTTTCTAATTTTTCTAGCTCTGCAAACATTTTCAGCAAGCTCAGAAATAATAGATGGTTTCATAAATGCATGAAGTGTGGCATAGTGAACAGAATTAGTGTAAGCTGTGTCGGCAATTTTTTGGAATGTATCCAATTCTTTCTTTGAAAGTTTCATCAGAGGGTTTTCTCCTTGAGTCATAATCTTGACGAACTTAGTAGGGCCTTTGGCTTCAAGCACTCTTTCGAACTTGTGCGAAAGGTCAGAATATTTCTTAGGCAAAGTTTCTTCTGCTTCTACCTCTTCGGTTTCTTCTATCTCTTCATCCATGCTCGCCATTTTAAGAGCTTCCTTAATTAGGTTTTGCTTGTATCCTTCAGAAACTAAAATTTCTTCAATTTCAGAATGATTGTAAGCGTTTCTCTCTAAAAGCGGGGCGATTCTTGATTGAATAGTGCGGAATTGAAGTTTGTCGTTGGTGTTGTTGGAATTTGTCCAATTGTAAAAAATTTCACTGTCTTTTTTTTGCATGAGAACCCTCTAGAACACTTCTAAAAAATAGAAGCACAAAACTATAGTAATAATGAAACGCATTTTTTATAACCGTTTTTCTAAATTTTCTTTCAAAATTTTTATTGCCTTATTTAATCTTTTACTTACTGCGGCTTGTGAAACATTTAAAATTACAGCACATTCAGATTGTGTGAATTGTTTGAAGTAAATTAAATCTATAATTTGTTGAAGTTTTTCGGGCAAATTATCAATCTCTTCCCTAAGCTCTGTGTGTTCTTCAAAAATGCTACAATTTTCGCAAGGCTCATAAAAATCATGCTCATCTAAAGGCACTATTGTTACATTTTCAGTGTATTTAGATTTAACTTTTGCAATCATGTAAGATTGTATTCTAGTCTCCAAAAAGTAGGAAAAAAAACTTTTGTTCTTGTCATATTTCTCACAAAGTTCTTTGAGAATGAAAATACTTTCAGACATTAAATCGTCCTTTTCTACAGATTTATATCTATTGCAAACTCTTGAGGCGGTTGCTGAAATAATTGGTCTATAAAAATCATAAAGCTCACTGAGAGCCTCTGAGTCATTTTGTTTTACTTTTTCAACTAAGTAATCTATATGGACGTAATCATTAGAGAGCATTTTCTTTAAACTTATAAAATAGCTTTATCATTTCTACTTTCGGATTAGAACCCTCTCTAACATTCTTTAAGCACACATCAAAATATCCCACACAATCTAGCACACAATCTGAATTAATGAGATTTAATTTTTCTTTTATTTTATTAAATCTAAATTCATTGTTTACCACTGAGTCACTGTAGAGCTTCTTGTGAGAATAAAAATTACTTGCCCCAGTTTGTATCACTTCAAGATAGTCTTTGGAAGTTTCGCGTATTCTATTAAAATAGTCTTCGAAGTTTTTATCGTTTATGTATTTAATTTGCTCCAAGCATTTTATGTTGCCGCTCCATAACAAATCCGTAAACCTCCAAATGTCAAAATATGACTCAAATACTTGTTGATAAATATTTATGTCTCCGATTTCGTATAAGTCAGAAATTAAACATAAATCAAACCACTCATAATTTTGCTTAGAGCCTTTGTACTTTAAGCTATTTTTCTTGAATGGCAATGAATTCAAGTTAGTCTTGAACATTGGAAAAACCTTTTTAAAAGAATCAAAATCTGTTGTTGGTATAGGTTCAAAACTTAATAATTGAGCTTTCTGCTTAATTTTTTTAATGTAATCAAGTCTCTGGTCAATGTTTTTGTCCATGAAACATAAAATAAACTTATCCAAATTTTGCTTTTCTAAAGTTTCTTTATCTGGGTCAAAAAATACATAGTAATCCACATTTCCAAAAAGTGAAAACGGATTAATTTTCTCTGGGTTAATTTCAATCTTTTTACCTTCTGTCAGCTCGTAAAGCTTCTCAAGAATAAAAAAAGATTCTCCTTCTAAAATGTAGTTGGACATAGTAATATTAATGTGCTACCGTGAGTGAGTTTACAAATGTAGAAACTTTCACTCATTTCTATAAAATCAAGATTTACCCAAGATGATTGAAGAGATTCTAAGCAATCCAAGAAGTATTTTGAGTTGTAAGCCGAAGTAGCATCACCTGTGCATTCTTCGGTTACCACGTTTTCTTTAGCGGCTAGATTATTTTCTTTCGATTCTAAATTAAGCTTTCCATCTTTAATGTTGAAATTAACAGATGATTCATTGAATACACCATTGAAAAACTTCAGAGTTTTAGATAATTCATAAACTGATGCTTTAATTTTAGCATTGGAATCTTTTTTAATCCAGTCCCTAACTTGGTCGGGAAATGTTGAATTACTTTGTTCAACGAAAAATGTGAGCTTGCACTTGTCAGATTCAAACAAAACAGAGCGTTTATTGAACGAGCATTTATTGAATAATTGCTCATGAAAAACATTTTTCAAAATAGCTGGAGCTTTTTTGGGCAAAAATATCTCCATTGCAGAGCTTGATGTAATTGGCAAACTAGATGAGTAAAATGAAGGACCATTTGTGCTTTGAATATTGAATGCGTTTATGTCAATCTCACAATGAATTGCCGTTAAAGGGTGGTCTTGAAAATTATTTGAGCAAAACTTTGAAGCAAAATTAAGTTTTGATATAATTTCATGAGAATTTTCAACATCAAAGGAAACTACATACTCGCCAATTTGGCCCAAATCAACTTCCGCTTCTACCACTTGAAGAGCCATTTTTGATTTTTTATCAGAGGTAGAAACAAGACAAGATTTTTTGTCTTTGTCATAAACTAAAATGATACTGTCGGCTGAAACATATTTCACAAACTCAAGAAGAGTAGATGTTTTAATACAAAAATCACAATCTTCGTCGGCAGAAATTACCGAAATTATTTCTTCATAAAAAGTAAAAGAACCCTTAGCAGACAGTGTTAAATTCGAATCGCTAAAAGACAAACTGACAACAGATTCAGAAGTTTTCTTTTCACAAGCATCAAAGCATCTTGATAGGGCCACTCTTAGTAAATCTGTGGATAAAATTGCTTTCATACATATTTATACGTTCAAACCACTGAAAGATTTGTAGTAAATCCTATAAGGGTTTCAACAAAGAAAGATGTTCCAAAAGCTGTTCCAATAGATGAAAATCCTAAATTTATCTGAGAGTGAGTTTCTAGATAGTATTGATAAGTTTCGCTCGATTTTTTTCTAATCCTCATCAACGCATTGTCCACAGTTTTTGGTTTCACTTGAAGTGCATCAGCTATGTCTTTATATGAAGAAGAATATGCATATTGACCAAAAATAGACATTTCAAGTTTTGTCAATCTTTCTGAAATCATTTCTAAATTGGTACTAAACTCTTCTTGAATTATGTACTGATTTAGCAAATCGCTGTTCGGGTCAGGAATATAATCAGCATAAGTTTGTATACCATCATCATCGCTTTGTGAAACAGGAGCACTTAAGCTCACAGCCTCATTTTGTAACCTAAACTTCTGAGTATTTGCGTGTGACATTGCTGTAATCAAATGCCTTTTTACACACAAACTCAAACTAAAATTTTTGAAAGACATTCCAGCATCTGAGTCAAAATCCTTAACCGCTTTCCAAACACCAAGTCTACATTCCTGAATTACGTCTTGCTCATCGCTTCCAACAATGTAAAACTTATGAGCAATTTTTTTTATTTCTGGGTCTAAGATTTTAAGAATTTCATCAAAAGATTTTTGGCAACCCTCTTTTGCTTTTCTGGCTAATGTAGTTAAAATGTGCTCATTATCTTGCATTAGGTTAATTTTACAGAAAAAAAACCTAATTTACATCTTACTTATAGTTTTTAGTACGTTTATTTTAGAAATAAGTTTTATATTTTGAAGTATTTTGAAATCTTTTAAAATATCTGTGACACAATCTGCTATCAAAAGCAATTTTTTGCCATCGTAAGGCACACTATTTTTGTCTACCAATCTTTGAGTAATTAAATCAGCTAAGTAATCAGCATACTTATTCATCAATGAACCTGGGTCAATAGAGTTGTTGAATAATTCGTCTAAAAGCTGGATAGCTTTTACTGCTTGTTTATCACAAATTAATTCAGTGAGTAGCTTAAAATTGTTTATACTTGTTGTTCCAACAATTTGGCCTACAGCCTCAGGATTATCAAATACAGAAGCACATTGCTCAAAAATGTTTATGGCTGTTCTGGCAGAACCATCAGCAAATGAAATTATCATTTGTGCCGATTCATCGTTGAAATTAATGTTTTCACCGTTACAGACATTGCTTAAAATTTTAATCAAAGCTTTATCAGACAGCTTAATAAATGGCATTATCTGGCATCTGGAACGAATTGCTGGTAACACTTTATTGATTTCCGTGGTGCAGAAGAAAAACTTTACATGTTTTGGTGGCTCTTCAACAGTTTTAAGCAAAGCATTTTGAGATTGTGTAGTTAGCATATGAGATTCATCAAATATGATAAACTTATACTCAGATTGTATTGGAATTGTGTTAACTACATCAGAAACAATAGCTCTGATATCATCTACTCCATTATTAACAGCACAGTTTATCTCCACATAATCAGGATGGCTTCCAGAAATTGCTAAATGTTTATTTTTTTCATCTAAATACTCAGCCATACACAATCTGGCAGCAGAAGTTTTTCCAGTGCCTGGAGGGCCAAAAAATAAATAAGCATGATGATTTAGGCTGTCTTTCGACAGCCCTTTATTATATTTGCTTTGAATCAAGTTATCAAAAGATTGTGGGCGATATTTGTTATATAGACTCATCCTCTTCCTCTAAACCAAAAATAATAGTTTCGTCGCCAAGTAATTCTGGCAGGTGGCTGTTTGTTCGCCAATCTTTTGCATGACCAAGGTCATCTAAAGTATTAAGAATTCTAGAAAACTCATGGACATCCTTTCTTCTAATTTTTCCATCCATTTTAGGATGGCAAGAATAAAGAGCGTCAAGCATAATCCATTCTAGCAGCGAGCCTTCACATTTTTGATAGAAATCATAAGTCATTGCTATACAATAGAGCTTCGCATCCTCTTGGGAATCTTGTGTATGCTTTACCCATTCATTTTTAAGTCCTAAAACTTCATAGGTAAAGTTGTCATTTAAATCACCACCCTTATAGGCAAAAAAGATTTTTGTTAAATCAATGTAGCCAACAAGATTTATGTACTTTGCTTTTAATTTTTTAGCAATTTCTAAAAGCTCTTTTGATTCAGAGTATGTCACAGATTTTCCCATCAGATGTTTTCCTCCCCATATCGAATCATTTTTTCTGGCACATCTACCTTGTCTAAGATATCTCTTTCAGCTGTCAAGTTTCTTATCACTGCGTCAGTTTCTGTGAACTTTTCAGGGTATCTTGCTTTTAACTTAGCAATATTAATTTGTTTAATAGATTGCTCAAGCTCAACAGGGTCTCTGCCCATAAGTTCAGCTAATGTAGAGATACACAAGGCTAAATACCAAAAAACGTCACCGCATTCTTCTGCTAAATTGACTAAATCAAGCTCTTTGCCATAAACTATATGTTTTTTGAGCTGGTCCATGAGTTCACCAGCTTCTGTGACAATTCCCATCAGGGAATGCTCAAGACGCATCATGTTTGGTTGCTCGTTTCGTTTGGCAATTATCTCATATTGCTCTGGAGAAGGGTCTGTTCGTAATGCTAATTCAATGTAATTATCCATCAATTATCTTTACGATTTCTGCTGTTTAAAATTGTTTGGTTTTTTATTATTTCTTCTTCGTCTTCGATTTCTTTTTGGCGTATCTAATTTCTTAGTTTCCTGAAAATCTTCTAAAGATATTTCTTTAGAATCCACTGGAACTAACATTTTAACAGGCTCCTCTCTTGAACGAAGTAAGATGGCTAATTCTATCATTTGTTTGCTTGTAAGCGGGTCTCTAGCACCAACAATCTCACGAACATTTTTTTCTTCAAGAACTACTTTAAAGACATAAGCTTCCTCCACGTCTTGAAGCAAAAGCTGCAATGTATGTTTATTTTCCTCTTCTTCGTGCTCATGAAGAGCATCTAGAATTCTTACAACTTTTGCCTCATATTCCGTAGTCATAATTTTATTTTACAATATTTTAGGCTTCACAGCTTTCGCAATTAAGCAGATTTCTGGCCAGTTCTTGGCTAGGATTAGTTCCTCTTTGGTAATAGAGAGTTTTAACACCAGATTCCCAAGCAAACAACATCAATTCATTAACATCCTTTACAGGAGTGTCAGGATGAATCATCAAATTGAGGCTTTGGCTTTGGTCAATGTACTTTTGTCTAGCGGCAGCTTGTATCACAATTTCTTTTTGTGAAATTTCACCAAAGGTCTTGAAAACCATCTTTTCATGCTCGCTCAGAAAGTCCAAATGTTGTACGGAGCCGCCATGCACCATAATTGATTTCCAAGTTTTAGCATCATCTCTGCCATAATTTTCTAAAACATTTTTAAGATAGGGGTTTTTATAGGTAAATTTACCTTTAGCCAAATCTTTGACAAAGTAATTAGAGTTTAAAGGCTCTATACTTGGCGAAACCTGTCCAAGAATGAAAGATGATGACGTAGTAGGAGCGATTGCAAGAAGTGTTGCATTTCTTAAGCCGTACCCTTTCAAGATAGGAGCTTCGCCGTACAATTCAGCCAATTTCTTGGATGCCGCAATACTTTTTTGCTCTATAAGCTTCCAAATCTGAGCATTTTTAATTTTTGCTTCAGTAGACTCAAATGCAATTGATTTAGATTGCAAATACGAATGCCATCCAAGACCACCACTGCCTAATGCCCTATGATTTTTGGCAAAGTTATGTGCTTTTTTCATAAATGGCAAATCTTTAGTCTTTTCAATGTATTCTTCCATAACAGCATCTAAGAAATAAGTAAGGATTTCCACGGCATCGGTATCCTTCCACTCTTCGAAAAATAGAAGATTCATAGATGATAAATCGCAAACAAATGAGTTGTTTATATCAGACGGTAAACAAATCTCGGAGCAAAGATTAGAAGCATGTATTTTCAATCCTTTATCTCTGTACCAAAGAGGTGCATTTTTATTTACAGTATCCGTCCAGAAGATGTATGGATACCCAGTCTCAAATCGTTTTTTAATAATTCTTGCCCAAATCTTCCTCTTGTCTTTGTCACCTGATTTCATTTGCTCCATCCAGCTATCAGAAATGGTCACGCCGATACTCATATCTTGAATTGCATTTCCATTTTCTCTTATCTCTAAGAATTCCATGATGTCAGGCCCTTCTACTGGGTAATAAGCGGCAAATGAGCCTCTCCTAACGTTAGACTGGCTGACAATGCGTGTAGTTGTATCAAACATTTGCATGAAATGCACAGCTCCGAAAGATTTACCTCCAGCAGAAATGTCACTACCTCGACCTCGTAAGGCTCCGAAGTAAGCTGAGGTTCCCGCTCCATGTTTAGTCATCATGCCTGTTTCACCATTGCAATATAAAATGTCATCCATAGAATCATCCACAAACTGACCATTGCAACTAATTGGCAAGCCTCTTGTTTCACCAAAATTACTCCACACTGGAGACGCCAATGAATAATATCCTCTGGCAAGATAGTCTAAAAACTTTTCTTTAAACCCATCTATCTTGTGGAGGTATTTTGCAGCAGCATTTGAAATTACTTCAATTCTTTCTTCGGGTGTTACTCCTTCTCGCAAATAACCTCGTGCCAAAAACACACGCGAATCCTCATTTAACCATTCAATATTTCTCATTAGAATAAATCCTCAACATCATAACTCTTATTTCCTTTAGAATAATTGACAGGTCTGGCATAGAAAAAGTCTGTATTTGTGTTACCTAGTACATCCTCATTAAACCATTCAGTTTCAGAAAGTAATTTCTGGTCAATGTCTTCAAAAATTTGCTTGAAACCAATTCCGGCTAAAGATTGGTTGATTCTATCCTTGACAAAAACTTTGAGATGCTCTTTTGAAAGTTTTTCGCCTTCATAATCACCCAAAATCCAATCAATTATTTTAGCTTCACACTCGAAAGCCTCCTGAGCCTCGTCTAAAATCCTTTTTTCAAGCTCTTCGTCAAATAGCTCAGGATATTCTACTCTAAGAGTATTGATAAGCTTAGTTCCAACAAGAGCATGCACAGTTTCTTCTTTAGCGGTATATGCCACTTGTTGAGCTGTATCCTTGAGAACATTTTTGTACCGATTGAACCAATTAATTACATAAAATTGAGAAAAAAGTGATACGTTTTCAACGAATAATGTGAAAAGAACTAAAGCGTACAGATATTGTTTTTTAGAATTTTCATAATACCTGTGTGTGTATTTGCGAAGATACTTTACTCTGCCTTTTATGATATCCAGTTTTAAGTTTTCTTCGAAAACGTCATCAAGATTAAGAACGTTGAGTAGTTTTTCATAAGCAATGTTATGAATTACCTCTACATGGCTCATAACAACACCTAAATCATTGATGCTTGGGTGGGGAAAATTATCTCCCACTTTTGACCAAAACTTTTTTACAGCCACTTCAATCTGAGCAATTGCTGAAAGGTCATTTTTTATCACCTCTCTTTCAGCGTCTGTAAATGTTACTAGGTAGTCGTGCAAGTCGCTCTGGAAATTAAATTCTTTTGCTGTCCAATGGCCCTCTTCCATTACGTCGATAAAATCCTGTGTCCAAGGATACAAATTTGGTTTTCTTGATAATTGTTCTTCAAAAAGCATTTTTATTATTCTCCATTCGTCTGGCACAGATTGTGTTTTTGAGTGTTTTTTTATTCATTTTATACTTAATTATACTCTCCATCTATGCTGTAAATTCTGTATTTGTTGAAATTTCCACAACTTTCACAACGCTCCCAAAAGAGTGTTTCGTGGCCTTTTCCACAAACTTCACAGAACAAAAAAGCTGCTACAGTAAATCGCTTTACATGTCGGCAGCAAACGTGTTCATAACGCAAGGCTATCTTGTTTTTTTTAATAAACTTGATAAGCCTTTTTCTTATTTTATCTTCTTGTAATGGGTATATTTCGCCTACGGATTTTACTCTATTTTCAATTAAATTTTGAATAATTTTTCGTTCCAAAACAGGCAAATTTTGCTCATTATTTTCATTCACAATTTCTTGTGATTTCGGGGCAAACTTTTCAATTATTTGTTGAATTAAAGGGCGTTCTTGATTGGTATTCCGAAAATTCTTGTGCATACACCCTTAGTTTTTTTATTTGCAATAATGGCCTCATATTCTGATTGTCTACAAACTAAAACAGCTCCATTTGTTCTACTTTCAGCCTCACTTGCAGCGAGTCTAAAAGCCTTCATAACAATTGAAAGAGCCTTTGGCCCAACAGACAAAATTCGCACATACTCATTCTTGCCAAGCACATGCAAAATAGCTCTTGATAAAGCTACAGGGTCTGTGGGTTTTTTCTCAGGTTTTTCAGGGTCATAATCTCCGCCCCGAACCCTAAGTGTGTTAGGGTCATCGGGGAAGATAAATCGTTCATCGGTTGCTGAAGGATTTTCAGCTAAAACAGTTTTTTCAGTCATTTCCATATCCATAAATACTAATGGTCTCCTTTAAGGATTCCATTTCAGTTTCCCATTGTTCTTTTGTACATTTATATTTCTCTGGTTTGTAAGCTAAATCAGTTTTTTCTCCATTTAAAATTTGCTCAATTACACTTTTTTGCAAATCAGTAAGATTTAAAAGATGAAGCTTATTCAATAAACTGTCTTTTTCTTCTACCACTTCATATAAATCAAGCTCTTCATCATTTTCTGAAATGGATGTAGAGGTAATTTTTGGAGAGATAGTTGATATTTCTGGATACATTTCATTAAACTTATTAAATAATAAGCTTGTGTGTTTAGAAATAAAATGTGCTTTCAAGAGCTCAGTGATTTTTTTAGGGTCGTTGTTTGTTTTGGCCACTTTAAAATTAGCACATAATGGACAAGAAGATAAACTTTCAATATCAATATCCATTTCTTCTAGATATTGCCATAACAAATTAGAGTGGCAAGTAATTAAATGTGTTGAAATTGGATTAACCCAGTCTTCGCATATTGGGCATTGCTTGGTAACATTTCTTTTAGCCGCCTGGTCTGACTTTACCATATTTATGTAATTGTGATAAAGCGAGCCAATAAAATAATTTTTGAACTCACCAGAACCTTCGTATCTTGATTTTGAGCGTTGGTTTCTGGGCTTCCAGCCTAATAAAACAGTGGCAAATACTCGCAAGTAATCCGCCACAAAATCTTCTTGAGAGTCAAAAAGATAGTAATATTGGTCGTACCAATTGTGATAAAAATCCAAAGGGTTGTATAGATTGGTTATTTTTTTATAAGCCCACTCTATTTCATTTTTGTCACTACTTTTAGATACTTTTTGATAATTTAAAACAGCTTCTTCAAGCCTTAATTGTATTTCTGAATTTATTAAATCTCCTTTCATAGAAAAATCCTTTTAGCTCTACGGTCTGCGGATGGAGACGAACTACATTTATATACGCTAAAAATTATTCAGAAATTCGAAAATCTATAATATTTAAATAAAATTTTGGTCCAAAACCACGGTTTTCTTTACCAAAAGAGAATAAAACATCAATTTTTTTATCAACATAATCTCCAGCATAGTCTGATGCTTTATGCCATAACAGTGCAGAAAACTTTTTATACTTCACCCTTTCATGATAAAGCGTAAGTTTTAAGTGTTTATCAGACGACAATAATTTTTGGTCTTGAACTGTTAAATTTTTTACCCAAAATACAGGCTCTGGGTGTCCTGAGCCAAAAGGAGCTAGCCCTTGCAAAGAATCAAATGTATTATCATTTATTTCACCTGGTACAATTCTGGAGTCAGCAATGAATACTTTTTTCCCAGCAATAAATTCAGGATTTAACTCAGGTAAAATTTCGCAAATTGCTTGCCTAAAGCTTAAAAGATTATTTTCTGGCACTTCCATACCTGCGGCAAAAGCATGTCCTCCGACAATTGGTGAGCCGTCAAGCTTCTTGGAATAAAATTCTAAAGCTTTAGGGTGCTTTAATATTTTAAGAATGTTTACTGTTTTGGTAGAGCGACAAGAGCCTTTTGCCTTTCCTTCATCGTTCAAAGCCAAAACTATTGCAGGTCTATGATACCTTTCTGCAAGTTTTCCAGCCATAAGCCCAATAAGGCCTGAGTGCCAAGATTTGGCCCAGCAAACAATAGCTGGCATTTCGTGAAGCTTTTCAGCCTCAACAAGAGAAATTGCTTCTTGATACATGTGCTCTTGTTTAGATTGTCTTCTTTTGTTTGCGGCATCTAATTGGCTGGCTAAAAATTTAGCTCGCTGTTGATTTTTTTCAAGCATAAGCTCCACTGCAATCATAGGGTCTGACAGTCTACCAATTGCATTCATTCTTGGCCCTAAACCAAACCCAATTGTTGTGGTATCCACATCTTTTGTGCCAACTATTTTTAATAATTCTTGAATACCTGGCTTGTTTGAATTAGAAAGTACCTGACAACCTTTGTGAACTAGAACTCTATTTTCATCCATCATTGGAGCCACATCAGCCACTGTTCCAAGTGCTACATATTCGATTGTTTCTGCAATAATTTTATTTAAATCAAAATTCAATGCCTTGCCGAGAGCAAGCATTAATTTAAAAGCTACAGTGGCTCCACAGAGGCCAGCAAACCCATATTCTGAATCTATCCTTGAAGGATTTACTACAGCTACACAATCTGGTATTCTGCCATCTTCAGATGCTGAGTGGTGGTCTGTAATAATTACATCAATATTTTGCTCTTTGGCATATTCAGCAGTATCAAAAGCTACAATCCCGCAGTCAACACTCAGTAACAATGATGCTTTTTCTTTTAGACATTCATCAACAGAGTGCCGCTTAATATCATAGCCATCATCGAACCTATTTGGTACTTTGTAAATGAACTTTGCTCCAAACATTTCAAAACAAGTAACTATAACGGAGGTAGAAGTGATACCATCTACATCATAGTCGCCCCAAATAAAAATCTTTTCTTTATTTTCTATTGCTTGCTTGAGTCTAGCTACAGCTTTGTCGCAATCAGGAAGCTTAGAAGGACTTCTGATTAATTTTGGAGGTTTTTCCATAAACACAGTGGCTTTTTCCTTATCATCAAAACCCCTGCCAACTAAAACATTAGCGATTGGCTTAGGAATTTCGCATTCATCTGCTAATTCAGCAGCAACATCTCTGTCCACATCTATCAGAATCCATTCTTTTGAAATCATAATTTAATATACAGCTCCTCATCAGAGTTTGTTATCTCTGAATTAATAATTTTCATTGTTTCTTCATCTAAATCATCAGGGTCAAGGTTATCAGGAAGCTCTACCACGTTAGCAAAAATGTTATTTTGCCTCACCCTATCCATTGTTTTATTAGTAGCATTTTTTCCTGCGTCATCTCCATCAAGCATAATTAGAACCTTATTACAGTATCTAAAAATTAATTCGCACTGTGTTTCAGTTAAACTTGTACCTGAAAGAGCCACCACATTATCAAATCCCAGCTGTGAGAGCCTCATTACGTCAAAATAACCCTCAACAATTATACAATAGCCTTTTTCAAAAATGCTTTTCTTAGCACGATGTAGATTAAAAAGATGGTTGGCTTTTTGATAAGGAGTATTTACCCACTTTGTAACTTTCCATTTCAAGAACCTGTCAAGTCCTTGTAAATTAGATGTTTTTAACTGATAATAATCTTTTACGGTGGTGGAATAATAATCTACTTTTCTTCCGGCAAATCCAATCCAATTTCCGTAAGTGTCATGAATTGGAAGTACAATTCTTCCATTCAATAAATCAAAATCATACCCAGCATAAGCTGGGCAAAAACCTACCTGAAATCTTTCTAAAGTATCAGGTAGGAAATTTCTGTCCTCAAGTACTGTTTTAGCATTTGAGGACAGAGTTAGTTCTCTCTGGAATTGTTCAATCTGAGCTATCATCGAAATCTACTTCTTCAGTATAGCCAATCAACTCAGCAGGTGTTTCAAAAACACTTTCTTTTTCAAGTTTGTCAAGCATTTCGCTTACCATCTTGTCATCGAACTTAATCTTTCGACAAATAAATTCGAATGCTGTATTTGATTGGTCATTTCTTGTACGCTTCGTAGGTGCTGGAGTTTCCATTAACAATTTAATGAATTCTTTTGTATCACCTGACTCAATAATTTCACCATCTTCAGTGATATATTGATAACGTTTTTTGCTTTTAGCTCCCACTTCTTTAATCAACTCAATATTTCTTGCTTTAGCTCTCATTAAAAAGTCAACAACAGGATTTGAGTCTTCTTCTGTGAAGTAGATTGGAAAAATTACCTTAGTATTAGGAGCGGCATAACGAATCTTATGCATAGTAAGCTCTGTCTTCCCTCCAATCACTTGTTTGTCAGCATTATAAATAGCTCCAGCAGCACCGCCAATCTTTTTGAAAGTGAATCTATAGTGGTCATAGAAGTATAAACCTTCTCCGCCTGTAGCTTTCTTTACAAAAGTATTTGGCATAGCTCCTGACCCAATTCTAAACTGGTTTATCAAGATTACATTTGTATTGTATTCTCCAGTTAAGTATGTGAGTTTTTTCGCGAGCTCGCCTACTAGCACAGCATGTGCACCAATTTTTCGAGCATCATTGAAGCTTTTTTCTAAGCTGTCATTGGGAATCAATGCTGTTACAGAATCAACAATAATCAATCCGTATAAGCCCGATTCTACCATTGCACAAACAGTGTCACAGATATCTTCTCCTGAGCCTAAATTAGGAATCATTTCGAAGAGTTCTGGGTCTCTAGTAATTACCCCAATTTGGTTGGCTCTCTTTTCATAGAAAGAATTTTCTACGTTAAAGAAAGCCACCTTCATGCCTTTTTTCTGGGCTTGTGCCGCTGTTTTCAAGGCAACATATGTTTTTCCAGAACCACTTTCACCAATAAGCTCGATTAGATTGCCCATAACAAAACCAGGCAAGTCGCCCATTTCACACTCAATCTCAGTAATCCCAAGAGGAATGTAGTCTTTGTGTCTAGCATCAAAACCGTCTCCCTTAACGATTTTGTCAAGAGAGCCAATAGACTTTAGCTTTATTTCTAAAAGCTTTTGTCGTTCTTCTTTGCTTAAAGGTTGCTTTGCCATTAGAAGTCCCAGTTAACGTCTGAAATGTCAAGATTATCAGTAGCGTCTGATTTAGTTGAAGTAGTTTCTTCTGCTTCATCTTCTTCAGTATGAGACTGAGAAGAAGTGCTTGAAGATGTGTTTTCTTCTTCAACAAGTGGAGTGAACTTGAAGATTCTTCGAATATCGTGACCGTATTCGTAATAATCTCGCCACTCTGGCATTTCAGGGCATACTTCTCTCTCGGCATTGTATTCATTTCTGAATGCGTTGAGTTCATCAGCGGATGGAACTCTGACAGCTCTCAAAAGATTGATATGGTCTTCTGTAAGCTCCATATCTTTTGGATTAACAAAGACTCGATAATCTACTCCACCGAGCTTGCTTTTATCCTCTGTAGCTTGAATTTTTACAGGAGGGGCCTTGTCTCCACCAAGAAAAGTAGAGATTTCTGGGTCATTTTCTTCTCTGCGGCCAAGTTGCCAATCGAAGAATGGGTCAAAAACTGACGGACCCTTTACTAGAATCTTATGAACCCAAGTGCCATCTTCTTGCTCTTCAAGTACTCGTTGAGCAAATCGTCTAGCACCAATGTAGCCCATTTTTCTCCAAGGACACAAAGCTGGGTCGTCATGACCAATTCGTGTAGGAGAAGCATTTTTAGCTGCATCAGGGAAAGGAACTCGCTTAGTTTCCTTTGAATTAGGAATGCGAACCTTGTCTTGCATTTCAGTGAACTCCATAGGGTCGCCAATAAGTCGTAACTTACGAACTACCTTTGGGTTATTTTTCACTGAGAGGTCTACGAGAATGTCCTTCAACTTTGGAAGGTCGGCATATTTGCCTTTGTTGTTTTGTCTATCTTGTAATGATTTTGGTGTTACTCTTTTCATTTTTTTCCTTAGGACTTAAGAAGTCAATTTATTATTGTCTTATTTGTAAAAAATAAGATTATCTTTTGTAGCTTTTTCGAATGGGAGTCCAATTTTCTCCGTCTTCCTCAATTTCAGCAGAGGATGATTCTGATAGAATCTGCTCTCCTTCCATTCCAAGCCTGTGATTGAGTTTTGCTCTTGATTGTCTTTCTTTCAAAAGTAAATCAAGCTGCTGAGCACAAAATGTAATAGATGAATGAATCTTATCTAAATAATTTTCAAGTCTAGAAGTTTGTACTTTCAAATGCACAAATGGTTGAACAACATGTGATGCATTTGCTTTTTTCTCAGCAGCTGTGCCTGTAAAAGCACCTTGAGCAAGTTCTTCTATAAACTTCACAGCAGATTCACAAACTTCACGCCAAGCTCTTGCATCAGCCCAAAGTTTACTTACTCTTACCTTATATGCAACTAAACGAGCATAAGTAGAAGCTATATTTTCTTGTGTTAAAGCATGAGTAGATGGCACTGAGATATCCCAGGCATCTATTTCCTTCATTACTTTCTTGTATTCTAGTGGGTCAAGGAGAGATAGTTGTTTTTCCCAAAGTCTCACTTCCATTTCAATGTGTTCTTTTGTTACACCATTAATTCTTCGTGAGATTTGTGAAGAAGCATCAAACTTCTCCCAATCAATTATTTGTTCAATAAAGTTATTTTCATCCATTAGAAGTTATCCAGCATTGATAGTAAATCTGCCCCAGATGATTCTGATTTCTTTGTAAGATTTCGCATCTCAAGCAAACTCATGCTATTAGTATTTACGTTGATAGAGGCAGATTGTTTCTTTGATTTCGACTTTGATTTAGAATATTCAAGCCAATAATCCAAAAAGAACTCTTCATCCACTTCTGGGTCATCTACGAGGCATTTCAAAGCACCTCCAGCAGACAAGGCTACAAACAAAGACTTATTACATCCACTTCTTTCTACGAAATCATCTAAGTTTTTATAAGGCTTGTTTTCAACAATGCTACTTCCGCTCGTCCCCACGCCTTTCAAAGAAGTGATAGGAAGGTAAATCAAACCATCTTCAGATACTGTAGTGGATAGCTCAGATTCATTCACATTTGGCTCTTTAACTTTTACTCCCAGTCTTTCACATTCAGCGATGTAAATATCAAGCTTGTCAGTATCATCTTTATCTGCTTCAATACAAGCCGCCATCCATTCTGCTGGATAATAAGTTTTTAAGTATGCCGTCCAATACGCTACAATAGCATACATGCAAGCGTGGCTTTTGTTAAAAGCATAGCCTCCGAACTTAGACATCAACTGCAACACTTCTTTAATTACTCCACCTGAAACGCCTCTGTCAGAAGCTTTCTTTGCAAAGTTTTCACAGGCTTCATCAAATTGTTTTCCTGATTTTTTAGCAATACCTTTTCTGAGTTTGTCCACTTCAAGCCAATCAAGATTAGCCATTTCACGAGCCAAGAACATCGCTTGCTCTTGGTAAACCATAATTCCAAATGTTGGCGAAAGGTGCTTTTCAACCATAGGATGACAATACTTAATTGTCCCTGGATTAAACTTGCCTTTAGCATACTCTGGAATATAATCCATCGGACCAGGCCTATACAAAGCCGCAACAGCAATCAAGTCATTCATTGTAGATGCCTTTATTTCTTTAAGTGCTTTCTGCATGCCAGGGCTTGCAAATTGGAAAACGGTGGCAGTTAAGCCCTTAGTAAATACACTTTTGAAAACATGAGGGTCATCCAATGGAATACTTAACAAATCAATTTCTTTATTATGTCTTTGCTTGATAAGTTTTCTGGCTAACGAAATCTGTCTATAAGTGGCTAGACCAAGATAGTCATATTTTACTGTACCTGTTCTTTCTACGTTAGACATATCGAAAGCTGTACACATAGTTCCCTTTGAGTTTTCAATTGGAACTACATGATGAATTGGTTCTTTAGAAACAACAATTGCAGCAGCATGTACGCCAAGGTTTGAGATTGTGCCATTAAGTTTCGTGGCATTATCCACTTCTTTTTTGAATCTATTTGCCCAATAAGCAAAGTCTTCACTTTCCTTTTTAGCTTCCTCAATCGTAATTCCAGGTTTATTAGGAATCGTTCCAGACACTTTCATTGCCATTTGTGCTAAATTGTCGCCAAATTGTTTTTTGAATTTTTCTGATGTTTTTAAAGTGCCTTGAACAGCGGCTTTAGCTTTATATGTACCCCATGTACCCACTGCTTTAACATTTTCTTCACCAAATCTTGATTTAGCCCATTCAATCACTTCTTGTCTTTTGGAATCATCAATATCAGTATCAATATCTGGAAGGCCTGAAACCTTTTTAATGATTAAATCTCCGCTAGGAAGTTCATCAGCTAAGCCAATCACGTAAAAGGTGAAAAAGTTTGAAGAGTTCTTTTTGAGTTTGTGTCCAGCATCAACAGCGGCCTTCAAAGGGACAACCATTTTTTGATTTTCAAGAATCCAAATTTCACGTGAAACTCTTGACTCGTACTGTTTGTTTTCAGGTTTAGACAAAAACTCTTTACAAGTAAGCTTGAGCCAATTTATTGCTTCAATCTCATCAATTTCAGTATCTTCTGATTCAAAGCCCTCAATATCAATCTTGTATTGGTTACCTCTGCCTGGATTAAGAAATCTTTCAAACATCAAGCCAAACTTAATTGGGTCGGCAGAAGAAATGCCAAGACAATAGTTAACCAAAGAACCCACGCCCGAACCTCTTACGCCAAAAAGTATTTCTTTTTCGTTCATGTAATCAACCATTTCTTTTTGAATTAAGAAATAGTCAGTGACGCCCATATACCAAATAGTTTCAATTTCGTATTTGAGTCGCTTTACATATTCTGGGTCTTTGTCCAAGCCAAGTTTTTTCAATCCAACAAAGCATTGATAAGCTAAATAAGCTTCTTTAGATTCGTGATGCGGAAGTTTTGTTTTCCAGAAATTTCTAAAAGTAGAATTATCAAGGTCAATTTTACCTTCTGGGAGCATGTGAGGTAAATCCACTTGATAGAAATCCTCAACCATCTCTTCGATTAATTTAGTATTTGACAAAGATTCTGGCACTCTTTGTCCAAAAATCTTGTACATTTCGTCATAAGATTTTAACCAAAACTGATGGGAGCCGTAGGCTTCTTTTTTGCCAGTATTTTTTGAGCCTTTATCGTTTCTCAAATCTTTCATTTGAATAAGGACATCGTGCAACTCCCAATCTAATGCCTCTACATAATGCACATCATTGGAAGCCACTGTTCTGATATCTAAATCTTTAGCGATTTTCATCAGCATTGGAAGATTGTGTTTTTGTTCTTCTATGCCATGATATTGAAGCTCAATAAAGTACCTTTCACCGAACACTTCTTTATATTTTTTAGCTACTTTTAAGCCATCTTCATAAGAACCTTTCAGAAGTGCTTGTTGAAGCTCTGATGCCAGACAACCAGAGAGTACAATTAGTCCCTCGCTATGTTCTGTAAGATAGTTGAAATCAATTCTTGGAAAATAGTAATAACAATCTGGATTAGCTGCTTCATGACCTAATTGCAAAATGTTTTTATAACCTTGCCTGTTTTGAGCAAGAATTGTGAGGTGAGATAGTTTTTCTCTGCCTTTTTTAGAGCCATCCTCAGCTAATGGGTTTTTATCATATCTATCTTTTGCCAGATAAAACTCGCAACCTAAAATTGGTTTAATTTGATTTTTATGAGCTGCGTCAGCAAACTCTACATGACCTGCCATTTTGCCGTGGTCTGTGATTGCTATAGAACTAAAACCTTGTGCTTTGGCTCCCAAAATAAGTTTTTCGGGAGTAGGAAGAGCATCTTGTACTGAGAAATGTGTATGACAGTGAAGATGAACAAAATCTTTATTATTGCACATACTAATTTATACGTGCGGAAAATGATTGTTTCACAAAATAAGAACCAATATTGAGTTTATAATAATTTGGTGAAAAGTTAAGAAGTTTTTTCCCACTGTAATATGACCTTCCGCTTTCTTTCATTTGCTCAGTGAACCATCTTTCTACAAAAAGATTTTTCAAAGCTCTTTGAATAATTGTTATGCTACATCCTGTATCTTGAGCAATTAATTTTAGGGCATAAGGTTTTTCACCCGAATATTGACAAGCCACTACACAAATCATGAGATATTTAATTGTAGTGCTATTCCAGCCTTTTATTAAATTGCCTGAGCCATGAGCCACTTTTCTAGCAAACTTATTCAACTCATCAATTTCGCAAATAAATGTCCTTTTGCCAAGATTTAATTCCATCTTTTTAATACTTTTTAAAAAAATCTTGTTATTTGCCACAGAAAAAAATAAATTAGATTTGAGTTTTCTTTTTATTGAAGAAAAATTTATTTTGCATTTTTTAAAATCATTAATGGTGTGGAATCCGCTATCGTTGACAGATTTCAAGTAACACCAAATAAAAAGCTCAACATGAAGATTGTGTTTTAATGCATACTTTGCCATTTCAGCATTAATTTTCATCTGTTTTTGGAACCTCCACTGAAACAGTGGCAAGTCTCAAAAGCTCTCGCTCAGCTCCAGCTCTCAAAATATACCAATCAGCATCTTGCTCTGAAACATCTGCGGCATTCATGATTATTTCTCGGCAAATCATATGTTTTAGTGCCGCAGTGCCATTTAAAACCACATTCACGCAAATAAGATTAGGTGGATTTTCAGTAAGAGCTTTTACTCTTTCTTGAATCTTTTCTAAGGTGGCCGCGTCAATTATTTTTTTTCCTAAAGCATCATGTAATTCCATTTAACATCTCCTTGATTGAATTAAAATCATTCTCTTTTATATAGTTATCTAATTGACAGAACATTCCATCTGCCTTTTCAAAATCTTTAAGCATTATTTTTTTAATTTTGATTGTTAGCTTTCTCAATAATCTTTTTTCTTTTAAAAAATCTGAATCTTTTTCAGTGATAGCTTTTTTGAACTTTTCACTTTTTACTGCGATTGTGTCTAAGTTTTCAAGATTAAGATTTTCATACACTGCGATTGTGTTGACAGCTTGAAAAAAGTTTACGTCTAAAATCAAGCACACTAGCTTTATTAAAGAACCTTCTCTTCCGCAACCAAAACATTTAAAAAAACCTTTCTCAAGATTTACGCCAAAAGAAGGACTCGTATCAGTGTGGTCATCAAAGGGGCAAGACGAGTTCAAAAAACCATTATTGCCGTGATAAAACTCGCAACCATAATTTTCTTCAAGCCATTTGTCGGCATGAAATTTCAAATTAATTTCATTAAAATCAGAAATCAATTTCGTCCGCCCACCCCGACAAGTCTACTTGTGTCTCTACACTATTCTTTATAGGTTTCTTCTTTTCATCAACAAAACTATTTATATCAGCAGACTTAATAAATTCCAAAGCAGATTGTTGCGAATCTGTCATTTCCACTACTTTATTGTACTCTGGAACCCAACGTGCAGCAAAAGGAGCAAACCAAGCATCTCTCATTTTTACTGGATGATACCAGCACAGTTGTTCATCTTTGTTTGGCTCCATACCAATAACATAAGTGGCGAGGTGCATTAATCTTTGGTCACCTGAAGCAGCATCTTGATAATAAGCGGCAGCCTTTCCATCTTCTTTTCGTTTTCTGTTTTCTTTTATTGCGTCTCTGTTAACTTGTTGAGCTGTAAGAATTGGAATTCCAAATCTTTTTGCTAATTTAAATAGACCTTCAGCCGCATCACCATTTTTTTCCCAATGCTTAGCATTTTTGCTAGTTGAACGAGTGGTCATGTTACCTACGTAATCAACAACCACCAAATCTGGTTTGCACTTAGCTAAAGTAAGCTCTTTGATTTTTTGCTCAACAAACTCAGGGGTAGGGTCTTCAATAGCCTCAACATATTCGAAGTATTTGCCATTGTTAACAGCTTTGAGAGATTTTTCTACTTGGTCTCTTTCACTTGCTGAAATACTCATTCCCTTTAATTTGCTGTAATCCACCTCACTTATAAGAGATGCATGCCTTAGCTTACAAAGCCAAGATGACATTTCAAAAGAAAAATAAACAATGTTTTTCTTGCAGACCCTGTGGGCATGGTCTGCCCAGTTAAGAAGCTGAACTGATTTTCCACCTGATGAGGGTGCTAGAAGTACAACAAGTTGTGACGGCATAAAACCAAAAGTTTTAAGGTCGATATGTGACAAACCACAATCCACTCCCTTATATAAATCTGGATTCATTGACCTTATGTCATACTCTTCAAAGAAAAAGTTAGCAGACTCTGACATATCAAAAGCAACTTTGTCTTTTTGAAAATCGTCTTTTACTTCATGCATTACACTCACATAATCTGAAATAAGTGTAATTGATTCACTCACCTGGTCTTTGTTAACCAAGTCTGCCACTTTATCAATACACTCAGACTGCAATGTAACTACATATCTGTCTTTCATCAAATCAATAAGATGCGGTAAATCATCCAGCTCTACTTCTTCTTCTCGTAAATCATACCAGGTTGTTAAGATTTTTCCTTGAGCTGCCGATTTCACATTCTTTTTTAACAAAAGACTTTCTAAAACAGTTTCTGTAAGTTTATATCCTCCAGAATCTTTATAATACTCTTCACAGAGTTTAAAGATTTTACCAGTGAGAGATACTTCAATCCCAGGTTCTTTTGATAAGAAATAATATTCTTTCAGCGACTTTTCAGTGGCCATATCTAATGCTGTATCGTAAGTGGTGATACATTTTAAAACTTTAAATTCAAGGTCTCTTTGACTTATTTTCATTTTTTATACTTGCCTCAGGTAATTTAAAAGTGAAGGTTTCTCTCGAAAACTTATTCCAGATGAATCCAAATGCTGGATTTTGATTGTTGATTGTATCAATTGAACAAAGAGTAGTTTTGCCTTTATTTAATCTTGTGGAAATTAAACGGTCCAATTGAACGATGAAAAACTTATTATTAGAAATATCATATTGATACAAATTATCAAAAATTAAGAAATCACAATACAGGCAATCATTAAAAAAATCTTCATTTGCTCCTCTGGATTCAAAAGACATAAATCTGTCACAATACTCAGCCCATTCAACATATTTAACTGAGTGTCCACGATTTATTGCTTCTTGAGCGATAACAGAAAGCAAAAGCGTTTTGCCAGATGACTTACTTCCATCAAGAATTAAATCGGTAATCATTCTAACTGAGGTTTTCAATTTAACTTTTAGCCCCTCGCCAGCTACTATGTTATCAAGTGAAGCTATATAGCCTTTTACGAAGCTAAATACATCCTCTGACCTTTTTTTGGCAATCCCTGTAAGCGTTCCATTAGGAGAAAAACTTCTTGACCAATCTGTTTCCAAAGTTTTGAAATGATAATTAACTGGAATGCCAGCTTGTGAATAAAGATTAGAAAGTTTGCTTTTTAAATCTAATTTTATTAAATCTGGTTGATTAAACATCTGTGTGGAAATCATAATTCTTCATCCTCGGAAACAGGAATAGCCAATTTTTCTCTAACTACAACAGCATGTTTAGATTTCGAGGCGTTTCTAGCACGTTTACTAGCCCATTCTCGTAATTCCTCGATTTTTTCTTTCATTGTGATATAAATTGGAACTGATTCTTTTAATTCCTTAATAATATCTACGGTTGTTATTGACCTTTCGTTGTCAGAAAAGCCCTCATACATGGCAGAAATAATCGCCGCCTCAATCTCAGCTCCAGTAAATCCCTCAGAGTGAGAAATCAATTTTTTCAAATCGAAATCACTTATCTTAAAGTTTCTTTGCTCTAAGTGAATTGTCCAAATTTGTTCTCTTTCTTCGTTGTCTGGCAAATCAACAAAAAAGATGTCATCAAATCTACCCTTTCTTATTAATTCAGGCGGTAAATTAGCCACAACATTGGCGGTGGCAACAACAAAAACGGGAGCTTTTTTCTCTTGCATCCAAGTAAGAAATGTTCCAAATATTCTTGAAGATGTGCCTGAATCAGTGGCCCCACTTACACCTGAAAAAGCTTTATCAATTTCATCACACCACATAATGCAAGGAGCAACAGATTCTGCTGTTTTAATCACAGACCTTAAATTTTCCTCAGAGCTACCAACAATTCCAGAAAATACACGACCTATGTCAAGTCTTAATAAAGGAAGGGACCAAAACGAAGCTATAGCTTTAGAAATTCTTGATTTACCAGCTCCTTGGATTCCTATAATCATTAAACCCTTGGGATTTTCGGGCAAACCATAATTCTTTGCATTTTCAGAAAATGCATCTTTTCTTTTGTTTAGCCAGTTTTTTAGATTATCTAAACCGCCCACTTTGTTCAAATCAAACTCAAGCTCAATCCATTCAAGAATTCCAGATTGCTTAATGATGTCTTGTTTTTTAGAAGCAATTTTTTGTGGGCAAAACTCTTTTTCAGTTAGGATGAAATAAGTGCATATCATTTCAATTTCTCTCAATGACAGGCCTTGAAATGCTCTAGTAATTTTTTCTAATTCTGATTCTTCATAATTAGTTCTAAAATTTCTTAGCTCATGTTTCTTTTTGGTAATCGCTATTAAATTGTTTACCTTTTCATAAATTAGCTCTTTTTCTGGCAACGGCCAATCAATTAAACAAACAAGTTTCTCAAACTCAATTGGCAAGAAATATTTTGCTCCAGTAAGAATTACACATTTCCTTTCTGTGTTGCATTTTTCTATTAAGTTTTTTAAAGCTCTTATTGTAGCAATTTCAATTTGCCCAGGGTGTCCATCAGGTGCTAAAAACTTATAAAAATCGTGAAGAACTAAAATGCAGAAATCGTCTTTTTCAATAATAAGCTCGTTAAACCAAGACAAAATCTCAGTTTGGTCTAGATTGGGTTTAAGTTTGAAAGTTTCACTGTTTGATAAACCTCCAGAAGCAATATCCCAAAAGACAAATGACCAAGGTTTGGAACGCTCGCAAGCGATAGATTGTATTGCATCGTTTAATCTGTGCTCTTCATGAGTGGTAATGTAAATCAAAGACCTATTTGATTTAATTTGATTTTCTAATTCTTTTTTATATTCTTCTGATTTTAACATTATTTACACCAAGGCTCATTTCCAAAATAAACAAATAAATCAGAAAGAGATGATTTGTAATCACTAAATAATATTTCAGGAGAATAAGGAGCATTTTCTACTGTAATTCGCAACATATTTTTTAATTTTGACAAACCCTCTTTAGTATTAGTTAACTCTTTGAGTTTTTGTGTTATTAAATTGCATAAAAAGTCTTTATCAAATTGTTTTTCTTCTTGGAGTTTTGTGGCTACCAAGGCTATTCCATATTGCTCAAAATATGAAAACATACTTTTATGCACTTCTATATCTTTTAAGTCATGCAAGGTAATTTTATTATTGAAATCAAATTTGAGAAAATCTTTAGTCCAATCACTTGCAAAATTAGCACAAGAGTTTAAACTGAAAGACTTATATTTTTTCATAAAGAAATCGTAATTATCAAAACACCATTCAAGATATTCATCTATTAAGCTTTCATCCACAGGATAATTTTTAGATAATCCAGCACAGATTTTGTTAAATTGAATTGTTTCGAGTCTTTTAGTAATTTTCAAAAATTCGCCAGTTTTAGCCAAGTATTTGTTTCTAAACTTATTTTTACTAAACTCATACACCACTTTTTCCTGCTCATCCACTGGTGAAAGATTTTCATACCAGTGGTTAAGCAGTACAGTTAAAGCTTGTTCGAAATGTCTGTCCATTTTACTTTATCCGCTTTTGATATTCCATTTTCTTGAGTAACATGTATCAAATGGTCGGCATACTCCCCAAAAACGTCCGCCTTGTGTGTGGCAAAAAATACTTGCCTTTTAGAGTTATCAACATATTTACGCAAAAACTGAGCTACATTTTCTATTTTAGAATCAGATGAAACTGATTTATATGCTTCATCTAACATCAATGGTCCCTTGTAGTCTAGCCATTCTAAAGCCGCAATTCTAAGAGCAAATGATGCAGTTTCTAGTACACCACCTCCTCGCTCATCTTTTAAGCCTGTTACCATTTTTTCATCATTGAGCATAGACTCAATTCCCACTTCCATTTTGAAAGCGGCACTGTTTTTCTTTTCTTCATTCTTAAGAAATACAAGTTTTCGGTCATCGTTATAAATTGCTCTCAAGGCGTATGTTCCGATGTTTTCAATAGACTTGATTGCAGCATCACGCCTTTGTGAAATAAAACCAAGCAAAAGCAAATGAGCATCTTTTTTAATTTTGATGTCTTTAGTATTGTTGTCAATTTTAGTCTTTATATTCTCACATTGCTCATCAATACGCTCTTTTACTCCCTTAGCTGTAGCCAACTGAATAGAAAGTTTATTTATTTTAGCACTTAATTTTTGCGAACTCACGCTCAATTTCTTCTACCTCCTCATTCAGCTCTTCACATAATTTATCTAACTTTTCTTTACATTGTTTCAAAGTTTCTGGCACTTCTGATAAAGAAATACCAAGTTGATTTTGCACTTCAGTTTCTGCTTTCTTTTTCTTTTCAATCATGTCAAGAATAGATTGTTTTTTAGCCATAGCCTGTGCTTTGAGATTCAAAAGTGTTGTTTCTTTTTGTTTTAATTTGTCTGCGTAATTCATAATTCTCCTCCTGCTTTAATAATATTTACTGTTTGTACGGCCATTTCTGACACATCTTTTGAAATATTTCCTTTCTTTGCAAATAAAATTAAATCTTCAATGATGTCAGAAGAAATTTCACTTTCCATCGAAACGTTTGTAATTTCATCAATGAATAGTTCTGTATTTTTATTCTCAATTTTCTTCTTCTTATTTGCATCTAAATCAAAAATAACATCATAAGGCAAAGAATATTTTAGCTCAACAGTTTTTGTTTTATAGTCATCAGTATCAAAATTAAATTGACACAACAATACACTAACTTTATTCTTTTCAAAATCTGATGAAACTTCTGGTCTGCCTACCGAGCCTGGATTGAAAAACTTAACACCATCTTTTTCAGCCTCCATTTTTCTATGAATATGACCAGAAAACAGAAGTTTAGTTTTTGGATTCACTTTCAAATCTTCAAACAATACATGGTCAAAAATTAAAGGCTTGTCGGTGATAGATGCGTGTAAGCAAATGATTTTTTCATCGTGCGTTTCAAGAACACCATCTCTTAGCTCTTGGTCCAAAGTTGGAGTGAAATGTTTAAACCTGATTAAGCCAGGAATTGCATCCACACACTTGAGTATACCTGCTGAAACTAAAGATTGTGCTGGAGATTTAATCATTTTTTCAGGGTCATGAGCTATGTCATGATTGCCAATAATTAAATACTTTTCAAATGGCCACGGCTCACCTTCATCTGAAGCTAAGATTTCAATCGCTCGGTTTCTACATTCTCCGCCCACATCAATACGATGAAATAAATCACCAAGTAAAATATAGTAATCACAATTTGTTGCTTTAGCTATTTTAAGAGTTTCTTTAAGCTCCATCAAGCCAGCTTCCATGTAATTGTCTAAGCGTGAAGAGGGAGATTTTGAATCCAAATGATTATCTCCTACTACTAAAAACCTTTTTATCACTGCAACACACTCCCACAGGATTCGCATTGTATTTTCTCTTTTATGAGAAACTCTTTGTATTCATTATATTCAGTTTCTGCTTCGTTAAGTTTATTTTTCATGTCTTGGTACTCATTTGTAAGTATTTCACCCTTTTGCTTTATGCTTGCCAAACTGATGTTAATCTGCTCTAATTTTTTGTAATCTTCCACTTGATTGCTATATGTAGAAAAACATTTTAATTTGTCTTCTAATTTTTTCAGAAAATTATCGAGCAAAAATGATGATTCTTCGTTTAATTCTTTATGCTCAATCAAATTGAACACTTGTAGCTTATTGTGTTTTTCAATTAAAGATTGAATGCTTTTTACTTTATCTAAAGATTGTGTAATGTTTGAAATTATTTCATCATAATCTTCCACACAATCGAAATTAACATTAAAATCAAAATCTTTCACGATGTTTTCCATCTTAGAAATTTTTTCTTCTAACACAACAATGTCTGCTAGCTTTTCAGATAAGAGTTTCAATTTTTGCTCGTATGTTTCTACATAGCTGTACTGCTGAGACTCATTGAGTAGGTTGGTGTATTCTTTTTCATCTGATTTGTTTTGCTTATCCAATGCTTTGTAATTGCTCATTAATTGCTTTGCAGATTCTTCAAGTAACTCAATGCCAGTGAGATTTGAAAGCGAGCGAGGTAAATCTGTGGGTGATAAATCTACCAAAAACATTGGCGAAAATTGGTCTGCGTAAGAAATCAAACCATTAAAATCGTCTTGAGGAGGATTGCCCAAAAGCTTTTTGATATCATCTGGTATTTCTTTGTCTATTTTAGCTTTTTGGATAAACTTGCCATCAGCATCGTATGCCTCAATACCATTTCTCTCAGCTCCTTTAATTCTAGTAACTTTCACTCCGTCGCTAAACTCTACAGTAACCTTTGTTTCTGTTTCACCCCAATGAATAAGAGTATCTTTTTTGGGATAATTATAAAGAACAAAAGAAATAGCTCGCAAAATAGCAGACTTGCCAGAATCTGAAGTGCCAAGTAGCAGGTTTAAACCAGGCTCAAAATGCACAGTTTGGTTTTTATAACTTTGAAAGTTTTCTAGTGTAACCGTTTTAATATATCTATTCATAGGATTATGTTAGACAGACCATCGTCGTTCAAATGATATGAAAAATCCAAATTATTTGAAAATGAAACACCTGAAATTATTCCATCAATGGGAGTCCAACAATTACTATACGTTTGACAAAAGCAGATTGGGTCAGATATTTTATTCAACTTTCGACAAAGTAAGCATTTCCAGTTTTGGTATTGAAAATCTAAAGCACAAAATTGGTAATCAACAAAAACAGATGATGAGATTACAATTTTTTTGGTTCTTTTATAAAATCTGTAAGAATAATCTGTGAATGGAAGAACAGTGATTTGCTCATACGCTTGTGAGCTCAAAAACAGCCCTCCAGCATTAATTTTATCCAACTCAAATGTATTGCATGTCCATCCAAGCTCAGATTTTATTATTGTGTTAAGAGGAAAATCGTTCATTTCACAGAAAAATAGAGTATGGCTTTAGCTAAAATTGACAGAGACATAGTTCTTGATAAAATATACGAATTAAGAGGACTGATTGAGCCAGATAATAGAGAAGCTTTACAAAAATTGAACGAATTGATAGAAATGATTGTTTACACTGAAGAAGCAAAGCCTGATGCAGTATACCCACAAATTAGATTTAGAAGATAAAATGTTTGAAAAAATTGATTATTTAGATAGCATAGGATTACACAGACAAGCAGATTCGCTTGAAAAAACTTTAATAGCGATGAATAATTTTATGCTCACCAAAAAAAGAGTAACTCCGGAGCAACAAATTAACACTAAGCTAGACGTAATTACTAGTAAGCTCACAGATATGCGAGATATAATTGATGAAGGAGCTTTTGATTCAGGCTCTGATGAAGCTAAAGGAAACGATGACATCTAAAAGATTAGAAGAATTAAGAAAAAAGTTTGCTGCTGGCGAAGGCGACAATCAAGATTTGGGTGAGATTGTGTGTGAGATGTTTAAATCTTTTTCAGAGCATCTTAAAGACTTAAAAAACCAAGTGGGTAAACTGGAAATTAATCAAGAGATTATTTTTGAATCTATAGAAAACATTAACGAATTAATGAATCCAGTTTACAGCATTATTCACTTGGATGAAGAAGATTTAGAAGATGCAGATGAAGAAAATCAAGAGAAATAAACATAAAATGTTTCTTCTGTATCAATGTCCATCCAAAGAGTGGAATTAATTTGGCAAACATGCGTAGTTCCTGTGTAAGGACTAACTATTTCCTCACCTTTTTCAAGCCTTAAAACTTTAGCTTTGCCATTTGATGGCTTGGCCACTTCTTCTCCATCTAAAGATGTAGCATCTTGTGAAATCAAACCACGTGACCTAAGCCCTTCTTCAGATAAAAACTCTTCTTCTTCATCGTCAATCAAATCCACTGATTCAGAAATTTCCAGTAATCTTTTTGTTTTCTCTGCACTATCTTCTTCTATTAAAAGACTTTCATCAATTGGTCTTTCAGATGTAATAAAACTTTTGTGAACTTTTTTTCCTGTTTCTTGTTTCAAAAAACTACTCTTGAAGTTTTCTAAATTGATGGTTAAGTTTGAAACTACTAAATCTTTGACAATGTTGCAGAAATTTACCCAACCAATCACTGACTCTTCAAAAGTATCAGAATTTTGAGGCCATAAACTTACATTAATATTTTCGATTAACTCAGTCACCGAATCATTGAATTTAACGTCGTAATTTTCAGATTCTTTTAGTTTATTCATTATTTTTGTTTTTATGTATTTTTTTTCGTCAAAGTTTTGATTTGAAATCTGATTCATAATTACGTTTATACAAGAAATTAGGAAGGTAATGTTTAGAACTAGAAATTAAAAGTATGCCCTTGCTTCCCATTTCATATATTTCAAACTTTTATGTAGTTGAAATAAACATACAATCAATTTTTGCAAGCTTGGGTATTTTGGCTCCCGGTCCAGTTTCTACTTCAGCAAAAATTATTGCTAGTAGATTTGAAATCAAGTTGGAAAATCAAGCATCTGCTAAGCAAATGGTGCAAGGTAAACCTGGAGTAACAGTGCAAGATGTAACCACTCCTTATTATACTTATACCATTGAAGCTCCACTTTTAATAAGAGGCCAAACCACTCCGCCAAATCTATCTTCTCAATTTTTGCCTTACAATTCTTTGAATTATTTAGGGTTATGGCTAGTAAATTGGCAATGGCAACAGCTACATGGCTTCCCAACAGCACAAACACAACAGCAAGCTTTAAATTATAACCTTGTTGTTAAGAGTTATTCAATAAAAGTTACCGAATCAGGTGTTTCCCAAACTCTTGTGATTCAATCAAATGTTTTACTGCCTATTGCTGGATTTACAATAGCAGATTATGCTTTTCGGGAACCTATTGGATATTATGATATTACTAAATACATTGCCAGAACAGCTCGAAATTATGATATTTGGGCAAATATGGCTTTTTCAAGAACTTTGCAAACTGGGCCCTCCATTCCATTTTTCATAACTTCCACTCCAGTTTTCTTGAGCGGGATGGATTTTGAAATAACATTTGAAATTGATTATAAATACTTTATCAATACTGGAAATGTTGTTGTGTTTATGGTAAAATCTTATTCTTTTAAACAAAATGTAGACATTACCGGATTTGAACAACTTGTTCTTACTGACAACTATTCTGCTGGAGAGTTTGATTATTATTACACCGAAAACACAATCTCAGTGGGGCCTGGAAATGCTGTTCTCATTCAATACCAAGCTCCATTAATTGTAAAATCTAAAGATTTAAAACTAAATGCCGGAGATGTAACAAAAACTACTTTTGATTTTTCAATGTATGGAACATCTTATGGGCCTGGAGATAGTCCTTACGCTCTTAATTATTTATTTTATTCAGATATAGCTTAAGCTGTATAATTGAATTATGGACATTTCAAATCTCAAGGATGGAGAAAAGATTTTAGAATTTTTTGTGCCAGGAAGACCAGCTACTAAAAAAACTTCTCAAAGGATTGTGAGAAGAGGCAGATTTACTAAAATTTTACCATCGAAGAGATTTGAAAAATATGAAGAAAGCGTTCAAGAAGTATTTGAAAACGCTTGGAAAAATCTCGGACACAAACCGATGTCTTATGGTGTTTCAGTAAAGCTGACCATAACTTTAAACACCTGGGTGTTAGGAGATGAGTGTGGATACATGCAAGCTATTGGAGATATTTTAGAAAAATACGGAGTAATTGCCAACGACCAGCTTATTCACTGGATTGACAATGGCTCGCACATGATTACAATGCCTGACAAAGAAAATCCTGGGGCTAAAATTGAAATTTTTAGATACAGGCATCCTCAAGAAACTAGAGAAAATTTCGCTTTGAAGTTTTGCTCCGAAGAAGATGAAGATGAAACAGTAGAAAAAAAACCAATAAAAAGAAGAAAAACTGCCACTACAAAACGTAGAAAGAAATGATGAGAGAAATTTGGCTTTCGCCTTCCGACCTTTCCTATTTCTGGTCTGACTCTAAAATAGGTTTTTACGACAAATATGTTTTGGAGATTCAAAGGCCTAAACAAGCTTTTCCTTCAGTTTTTAATACGATTGATTTGTGTATGAAAGATGCTTTTGAAAAAGTAACCTGCACAGAAATTGTAACAGGGGCTCCAGATGGACATATTACACATGACGATATTTACGTGCAAAGTCAATTGATTGACCTTGGAAACTTCAAAGTGGGATTTAAAGGTAAAATTGACTGTTTGCTTGACAGAAGAAATGGTAAATATTTTGTTGTAGATTATAAAACTACCCACATTTCTGAAAAACTTGCTAACATTTATTTTCTACAATTAATGGCATACGCTTATTGTTTGCAAAAACCTTTTAGAGGCGAGCCTAAAGCTATTGAAGGTTTAGGATTAATTGCATATCAACCTGGCAAATTTAGTTTTAGTTTGAATAGTGGCAATTTGTCTGGTGAATTAGCCTGGGTTCCTATCCCTTTTGATACTGCTAGGTTCAAAAAATGGATTTTTGAAGAACTCTCTCCTTTGATTAATGGAACAAGAGAAGAAATATTTGAGTCAGGTACAGATAAATCTTGGTCAAGATATATTAGTTGTTTTGATGTAGAGGATGTTGAAGAATAAAGTTATAAATAAACTTTATGCTTAGAATTTCTGAGATTGTTGAACAAGGCATTCATGAATATGAAAACGGAAATGTAGTGCTGGCAGAAGCCATGCTTGATTTTGCTTTACGTTTAGCAAAAAAGAAAAAGAAATCTAAATATAAAGGTACTTCAAATAACGTTCCAACAAATATGGCTCTTTATAATAGAGTAAAATCAGAAGCTAAAAGGAAATTTGATGTTTATCCGAGTGCTTATGCTAACGCTTGGCTCGTTAAAACTTACAAAGCAAGGGGCGGAGGGTATCGCAAAAAATAATGGGTATTTTTAAGGCAGCTGACCTCAAAGAATGGTTTAAAGAGGAAAAATGGGTGGATGTCTCAAGACCCAAAAAAGGTGGCGGTTATGAAGAATGTGGCCGTTCAGATGCCGACAAAGGAAAATACCCAGTGTGCACCCCTGCCGCAAAAGCCAGAACGCTTGATGAAAAAGAAAGAAAAAGCAGAATAAGAGCTAAAAGAAAAAACGAAAAAAAGAAAAGAAAAGGCAAAAGCCCACACATAACTCAATACACACCATCTCAAGGTGGAAAGTCTAATCCAAAAACTGCTAGTAATAAGCTTGTTCAAAAACTTGTAAAATCAGAAGGGGTGAAAATTGAAACTTCTTTCAGAAATTGTTTAAAAATGTATCATGACCATTTTTTTGATTTGAAAGGAAGCTGGGATTTTGATGACTTACTTACTCCTAAAATGATTTTAGAATTATTTCCAGAGGATATTTTAAATCTTCCTGTAATAATTGATAGTAAGCATGTAGTGCTTGAGCTTCCCGATTCTGGTACAGAAGTTTTTAATATGATTCCAGAGTATTTAGTAGAAACAACAATGAGGTAAAAAAATGAAACCAAATTTATTAAACTCGATATATTACAAACTAAGCCAAGTAGAAGAAGGCGAAGGTTTACAAAACTGCGTGAATAACTACGCCAAGAAAGTATTTATGCTTTATTTAGAGCTACTTGACCAACTTGATGTAGATGACTTGAATGAGCAAGTAAAAGTAAAAGTACTTTTGCCAAGCGGGAAAACTCATGAAACATTAGTAAATGTTGGTGAGCATTTGATTGAAACATTATTAAATTCTGATGATTTCGAAGATGAAATTTCTGAGCTAGACAAAGATTTCTTAAACAAATGTAATTGCCCAAACAAAGAAGGAATTCTTCACATGGTAAAGGCTATAATTGAAGACATTGGCTCTGAATCCGTGGAGCAAGAAGACTGGATGAATGCTCTCAGAAAAATTGACAACTGCGAAGATTTTGAAAGAGAAGAAAGATTTTTTGATTTAGACGATTTTTAATCGTATAAATAATTGTGTTAAAACCTTCTAATATATTAACATTTGATGATGTTTGGTTAGAGCCTAGATATTCTGAAATAGAAAGCAGAGCTCATCCTGATTTATCAAGTAAATTATCATCTTCTGTTACATTAAAAAATCCCGTAATTGCCTCAAACATGGCCTCAGTGGTAGGCGAAAAAATGGCAAATACCTTCGATAAATTCGGGTCTCTTGCTTTTTACCACAGATTTCTTACTCGCGATGAATTAATCAATCTCACAGTATCTCAACCAGGCAAAATGAAATACTTTGCTTATTCAATTGGAATTAAAGAAGAAGATTTGAATACAGCAAAAGATATATTTTATCTATTAGGTAATGATGCTATTGTTTTAGTAGACATTGCTCACGGACACACTAAAAAAATGGGGGAGTTTGTGTCCAAGGTAAAGAAAATTGGTTACAATACTGTTGTAGCTGGAAATGTGGCAACAGCTGCGGGTTATAAGTTTTTAGCAGAGCATGGTGCAGATGCTGTAAGAGTGGGAATTGCTGGCGGAAAAGCTTGCACCACTAAATATGTAACTGGACATCACGTCCCAACATTACAATCTGTTTACGAATGTGCAAAGGAAAAAACCACAGCTTCAATTATAGCTGATGGAGGTATTTCTACCTCAGGCGATGCATCTAAAGCTCTAGCTGCTGGTGCAGATTTTGTCTGCCTTGGTAGCGTTCTTGCACCTACCTCAGATTCACCGTCTGAATTAGTGCATGACCCTGATGGAAGCTCATATAAACTTTACTACGGGATGTCATCTAAAACAGCTATGGATAAGTTTTTCGGTAGTAGAAAATCGCATGTTGCACCAGAAGGTAAAGCTATAAGAATGGCTTACGCTGGCGAAACCACTGACATTTTGAAAGAGTTTATTGCTGGAATTAGGTCTTCTTTGACTTATTCAGGTGTAAATAATCTAGAAGATTTTCAAAAATTTGCAATTTTACGCTATCGAAGTCGTATATAAATTAAGGAGTATAAAAATGAAATATTTTCAAGACTATAAACTTTCGCCGTTGCTTACCAAAGCACTAATCATCATGGGAGGAACGTTCCTTGCTGGTTTCAGCAATGAGCTTGTTGCTTCACAAGATTTTCATAACGCACTGCAAGCAGGTATCAAATTGCTTATTCCTGCGTTCTGGGGTGCTTTTGGATTTGACCAGTTGACGTTCAACTTCCTGAAGCAACCAGAAGTAAAAGCTATGGTTGCAGCAATGCAAGTTAAGAAGGAAAACTAATTTCGTAGTCAGAAACTTGTATCAGGATGGCTATTTCTGATACAAGTTTTTTTAATAATTACCAAGGCATAATTGGTTCCACATATGCTAAAGGTTTTGAGGAAGTGTATAATCCATCTTCCACTCTTATAAATTACTATCCAGCTAGGCAACTTTTTCTTTCTAGCATGAGTACAAGTGATGTTGCTAATGGACTTTCGGTAGTTAATGCTCATTTAGCTTCAGAAAGCACCTACAGCTCCGCAGCTACAAATATCGCTCGTAGTGTTGCTCAAGTAGTAAACACTTTTTTCAATAGCACTTATGGCTCTGCTTTAAGAGACTATTTCACTGGGTTAATTCCATCAAGAAACGTAGCATGGTCTAATACTTTTAAATCTATTTGGTATCAAGCCAACGCACAAGAGCTAGTTCAACAAGTGGGTTTTGCTACATGGACTGGTACAACTTTTGTAATCTATCCTCCTAATTCCTCTACTACAAACAGACAAAATACAGCTACAGCTGTTAGTATTTCTGGTAATAATGTAGCAATTTCTGGTTTTCAAACATCAATATCTAATTTTGCGTTGCCAGGAGACATTATTGTTGCTAACAATTCAGCCTCTATGCCCACTGCAACAAACATTGCCTTAAATACAACAGTGGTAGGATATTACAATTCGAATACTTTAACTTTGAGTGGGCCAGTAAGCTCTTTAACAACAAATCTTTTTGCCTTTAGGCCAATTCAAAATCCAGAGTATCTTGAGTTTAGATTTGGAACATCTTCTCTGACAGGAGGCGCTTCAACAGCTATTGTAGCTAATTTGGGATTAACTGTTTATTTATCTACGGGTGTAAGCACATCTGTTAACTTAAACATTGGAAACCCTGGTAGAGCTACAATTGGTATATACAATAACTCAACGTATAAATCTTTGGGTATCACTTCTATTGCTGTTGCAAGTGGCTCTGTAGCTGGACTTGGCACGATTCCTGCACTTGAAGTTTGGGTTAAATCAGTAAATTAAAAAATAGCCCCATTCGGGGCTAAGTTTGTTATGCTGTAGAATTAAATCTCTTGAAAAAGGTCAGCCCAGCTGTAGTACGATAAAGAATCTAATACTTCTGCCATTCTTAAATTAGCAAGTATTTCTTCAGATTTTTTCTCTCTGTTTTTCTTAGCTTTTGGATTCTCTTTATAATAAGTTTTCCATGCTGTGCCGTAAGCTATGTCGTACATTTTTTCTTTTGAAAGATTTTTCTTATCTTTCTTCATTTTTTCAACTATTGCATCAGCAATTTCGTCTACTCTGTGTGGCACATTTTCTCTTGGCATTGTTTTACTAGCTCCTTTAAAACTATTCTCAGATTGTGTACTCTCTTCCTCTCTGGGATGTTTCACCAATCTCGCCCTGGCTCCAGGAATTTCTTGCACCTTTTCAACATTTTTTGGTGCATCATCTACAAAGTGTACTTTTTCAATACCTTTGAAATCTCTTAAATCTTCAATGGTTTGCTTTTTCTTTTCAGCCGTATCACCCAGATAGTGGGATTGTTCATCTCTTGTAATGATGTGACCAATATCAAAACCTGTCTCTGGTAAAATTGGCCCGAAGTAATTATCTATGATGTTTTTGATATCGGCTTTGTTAGAGCCTGAGCCTCTAGCTGTAAGGATAAATAGATTGTCAGGACTGTGTAGAAGAATGTTGCCAAAAATAGCCAAATTTCTTTTGATTGGTCTTGGATTTTTTACCTCTTCAAAATTATCAAACATGAACTTAGCATTTCTTACATCATCTTTGGTAATATTTTTCGATGGTAATTCATGATTCTTTTCTAGTTGACCATACTCGTATGAATCTAAATCAATTCTTTCTCTGCCAGGAATCAAAATGCCAACAGTATTATCTGTAGTAAACAATGTATCATCAAAATCAAAAACATGCAATGAAGGTTTTTTAGCTGGCACATATTTTTATTCTCCAGTGCTACTTTTTATACCTGTACAATTAAATAATGATTGATTATTGCTTGTTCTCAGTTTTATTAAAAACAAACATTAAATCATTGAATTTTTTAGGAGAGCCATTTTTACTTCATTCAAGAATTAATTCTTTAATTCAAACCAAGCAGTTAACACAATCTGATACATCAGATGTAATACTAATCCATAAAGAATCACCGCAATTTATTGAATATTATTGGAGAAACTTGTTGACTAGCCAAACAAAATGGTTAATCATTACTCCAAGAAGTTTGCAAGAGGCCATCATTCTTTATAAAGAAATGCGAAGTTTTGGAGAAGCAATTTTAATTCAAACAAATGAGCCAATTTTAATAATAAAGAATATTAAAGCTAATTTTAAAAATGCTTACAGGCAAGAAATACTTTTACCGATTGAAAAAAAAGAAATAAATACATTTCTTGAAGTAAAAGGTGATAAATCTGACCACAGATTGTGTCAGGTGATTGATGGAACGAAAGAAGAGCAAATAGTATCTTGCATGCTTTCTAATTCAATGTATGTTTACTTTGGAGAGAGAATAAGCGAAGAGATGTTGAGTGTTTGTCAAAAATTAGCTGAGATGAAATTTTACATTATTGAATGCGTGAGTCAAGAAACTTTTAGCACTCAAGGTTTTTTTGTTCATAAAGATTTTCTGGAAAAAACCTTAATTTATCACTTGACTAAATATAAAACTCTTGAAAATGTATTCAAATTTAACGAAATTAAACTGACAGTAGCCGTATAATAATCTATGGAAGAAAACAAATCAAAACCTTTTGTCTGCCTGGATGTAAATGAAAAAAGCACTTTACTTTCAGTGACAAAAAGAATTGAAGAGCTTTTTCCTAATACTATTGTGCGATTAAAAATACAAGGTAATTACAGTCCATTTTTTTATCTAGGTAAAAATAAGTGGGTTTACAAACCAAAGCTTAAGAAATCTGCGAAAAGATTCACTGTAAAAGTTTTTCTGAATGATAAGCCAGAAAATTTTCTTGAAAAAGACCAAATTTTAATGCTTCAACATTTAAATGTCAATTTCGAAAGATTAAAAGTGCTGGGCGATGTTTATCTTCTTGATAAAGAATTGTCTGGTTTATTTTTTACAGACGATGAGCATATTGTTATTGACCAGTCTATAATTGATGATGCTAAGGCTTTGTCATCTTTCTTTGTTGAAGATTTTGATTGTAAGATTGTGCTGGATTTACTCAATGAGTTAAATAATGGTATAATAGTATTGAAAACTACAAAACAAATATTTGGAATTAACAATGATTAAAACAGTAAGAAGACAAAATGAAAGTATCGACAGTTTATTGAAAAGATTCAATGCCGCTGTGACATTTGATGGTGTTCTCAAAGAGCAAAAAGAACGCTCAAGGTATGAAAAGCCTTCAGCTAAAAAAAGAAGAAAAAGACTTGAAAGACTGAAAGAGCCAAAAAATACTGTAAAATAATAGTATGAAGTTTAAGCACGACTCAAGCTCACAAGAACAAAAAGCACAATTTCTTCAACAGTCTGTACAAAGACCTGCACCTCAAACTGCCGCTCCAGGAGCAAAACCACATATCAATGTGATTTTTTGTATTCCCGGAAGAGAGTTCACTGCAAATTTTTTGCAAAGCTGGACTAATCTTTGTAATGCAATGTATCAAAATGGTATTTCTTTTGCCTTGAGTAATGCTTATAGTCCTGTGGTTTATTACGCTCGGTCTGCTTGCTTACGTGCTCACGTTCTTCGTGGAAGAAATCAAAAACCGTTTAATGGCGAATATACATATGATTACATCATGTGGATTGATTCTGACATTGTTTTTACTCCAGATGACTTTTTCAAACTGCTTGAAAGAATGCAAAAGAATCCTGAAATGCCTATGCTTTCAGGTCTTTATTTAATGGCAGACGGACATCACACCACATGTGTAGACAAGTGGGATGAAGATTTCTTCCAACAAAATGGTAGTTTCAAGTTTTTGACTATGGCAGACATGGAAGAAAAGAAGAAAGAGCAAGAATTTAAAGAGCTCGGCGGAGTATTTCCCTGTGTATACATCGGATTTGGTTGGCTCATGGTTCGCTCTGGCGTACATGAGCAGTTTGAGTATCCTTTCTTTAAACCTCAATTCCATGAGCTAAAAGGTGGTGAAATCTATGATTTTAGCTCTGAAGATGCTAGCTTCTTCCTTGAGCTTAGAGAAAAAGGAATTAAATGTTTTGTTGACCCAGAGGTTAAGGTGGGACACGAAAAGATGGTCACTCTTCGTTGATTTATTTAAAGGCTGGACTAATCTTTTGGTTTAGTCCAGCCTTTATGACTTTTTGCTTTTCGATTATTTACGTTTATTATACTTGATTGATTCAAGTTATGCTCTTTGGCAAAAGCTGTTAAATTAATACCTTCATATATTATTCCTTCAGGAGACATTACTTTAAATGCCTTAGGTTTAAATTCAGTTTTTTTCCCTAATCTTTTCCCAAAATTAGGATTTTTTTCTCCTAACATATTTTCAGAAATTTTTTTTCGATGTTGCTCAGAGCGATTTTTTCCATATTCACTCATTTTTTTCTTAGTTTCTTCAGATTTTGGTTTTCTCATTTTTTGTTTATCTTCTTCAGTTCTTGATATGCCTTTGAGTTTTTCTCCTAGCTTTTTATAATATTCTGGTGTTCTGTTAGCTTTTTGCCAATCTGATTTCTTCTGAGATGATTCAGCCGACATTTTTCTTCCTCTAGTTGGCGATGTCGAATCTTTTGAAATATTAAGACAAAGAGGATTTTCTAAGTACTCGTCTAAGTATTTTTGTTCTAAAATATCAAGCTCTTCTATATTACATTCTGCAACTATAATAAACTCTAAATAATTTAAACCATGCTTATTAAAAATATTTTGTAAATGTTTATTATGATGATAGCCATACTTTAATTCTTGCAAATGTCGCTTCCATCTTTTTTTAATATTTATTGTTTGGCCTACGTAAAATTGCCCACTTGAGCACTTAATCATATATATTGCTGTCACATTTTATTATTTTGTTTTTTTATTCTCATGACCTACCTGCAATCTAAAAATATACTAAATAAAAGGTAAACTTTGATTTTAATTATAAAAATGTATTATGAACCTAGTTGAATTATTTTTGACATTACAAAATCAACTTAGAATTTATCATTGGCAAACTAAAAGTTTTGCCGAGCACAATGCGTTTGGAGACACTTATTCTGAGTTAGATGGTTTAATTGATGAATTTATGGAAATTTATATCGGGAAAAATGAGAGACCTGTAGCTAAAGATAAATTTAATATTTCACTAATGAACCTTGCAGATAATAAAGTAAATGTTATTGATGCATTTATTGATGTGCTTTCTCAAGATTTACCGCAAGCTTTAGACGAAAGAGATACTGACCTGCTCAACATAAGAGATGAAATGACAGGCTTGCTCAATAAGTTGAAATATCTTCTTACATTAAACTGACACTTAAAAAAACATTTAATTTTTTTTTAAAATGTTTAGTTTTAAGTGTCAGATGTATTTAATCTGCTTTAATTTGTTTCAATTGTTTCTGAATGAAAGCCAAAGAATCCACTGGATTTTCAAATTGCTTATTGTTTTTAAGGTTTCTTACACTATTAATTATTTCTGCTCTATTCTTGTCTCCAGAAAACAATCCGTCTATTAATTTTTGGTCATTAGAAGACAAGTTGTTTTTTTGAACAGTGGCTTCTGCTTGATTAATTTGAGATTGTGAGAGAGATTGATAACTATTTTTTGCCTGTTCATTTTTCTTTGGCGGAATCAAACCACAGCCTAATGAAGCAGCTAGCCAAAGTGCACCTAGTATAGCAGATGCAGCTGGCATAGCTGCGGTCAATAAAGAACTTAAACCCAAAATTGCAGAAGTAATTTTACAAATTACACGATTACTCATACCTTCTCTTTCATAATCAGTAAAAATATCATAAGTATCAAAAGCTATAGCTAAAGGGCCTAAAAAACGGGAAGCACCTTTAATAAATTTCACTACTGGTTCTAAAAATCCGGCTTTTTCAGTGGCTTTCAAAAGGATTTCAGTGAGTTTTGAAAGCTTTCCAGTAGACTTTGTAGACAAATTGAAACCTTTAATGAGAGCTTCTATTTCAGCCGCAGTTTTTCCTTGTTTAAGTGTTTCCATTACTTTAACTGTTTGTGCTGCGTCTAAGCCAATCTTGCTAGCCAAAAATTCTATTGTAGAAGCATCTTGTACTGTATGCATCAAATTTGAAATTACTTGCAGTTCATCTGCTGAAATTTTTCCAGATTGTGAAATCCCTTTTATCATTTCCAAGATTTTTGGCCAAGCTGAAGGAGGAACAGCTTGTTTTAATTTTCCATACAAACTTGCTCCATAACCCATTCCATACAAAGCTGATTTAGATTCAGGCATGCCCTCAGGTCTGCCTTCAAAATCTGTAGATGATGCTGGTTGAGATGGTGCAGTTCTTGTGACGGTGGGTCTCTCAGGAGCTCGGTATGTTTCAAATCGAGGCATGGCAGATTGAGCAGTTTTTATGTTTTTAGAAACTCCGCTAGCTGTTTTATACAACTCACACACAATCTGGTCTATTTCTGATGCAAGGCGATAATTCTTGTTTTCAATTTTGCTTGCATATTCCAGGGCTCCGATATAGCCTCTGTCAAGTATCAGATTGTATACATCCACATAATCTTATTTAAAGGTAAAAGTACCTTCTACCTTTAAAAATAGATTGTGGTAAAGTTAGAGATTCCAAAAGAACTGCCTAAAAATAAATTAGAAAAAGTGGGTATTTCTAAAAAAACTAATGAAGAGCATTTGAAGCTTTGGCAAGGCTATGCTAAAAATAACAACAAAGCTGTAGAGGCACTCAATCAAAGAAAAAATCTTAAAAATGTAAACGCCACATTTTCAGATGTAAGAAACCAAAAAATGGCTGAATCTTTTGCTTATGGAGGTTTTCTTAATCATAAAGTGTTTTTTAATCATCTTAATGGAAACGGCGAACCCACCAAAGAATTTTTAGCTTTAATCAAGGCCAATTATGATACATTTTCAAATTACATCAATGATTTAAAAGCCACAGCTCTTGCAGCCAGAGGATGGGCATTTGTCGGTTATTGCTATGACCACGAAATGATTATCAATGTAATTGGAGATACACAGAACACATTTCCTATGTGGAATTGTGAGCTTATTGCAGCTATAGACATGTACGAGCATGCCTACTTTGCTGATTTTGGAACAGACCGCGAAGGATACATTGACGCAATTTTAGAAATTATGGATTGGAACCAAGTGGTAAAAAATATTAGGAATTGAAAATGAAAAATCTACTTATTAAAATCGCTTCAATTGCTACAGAGCTTGATTATACTGGTTTCACTAAAGAAGCTAAACAAATGGATTTAATTCTTTTGAAATTAGCTAATGAAAATTCAAATGAAAAAGAATTCAAAAAACATTACAAATCTTTGTTTGACACCATTTTTAAACTCCTAATCAATAAAGTGGAATTGCTTGAAACCGAAAGATATAAATTTGGAAATGACCCAATTCATTTTCAAGAAAATTTAAAAAAAGGAAAAAGAATTTTTGATTATAATGACCCAGATGGGAATTTTACCATGCCAATTTTAAATGCCATACAATCTAGGTTTCGGGATTTACTAGATTATGTCGCAAGTACAGTTTTTTTGCCGCAAGGACAGTATGGCGAGTTAGGTAATAAATTGCAATACTTTGAGGAAGCTTGTAATTATTTGATTAAATTTTGCATAGAAGTAATTAAAGATTTAAAAGAGACACTAAGAAATCCCGTCTTTTTAAGTAGTGACCGTAAAGTAGAATTTGAACAAACAATACCTGTGGCGGAATATGTAATATATTACGCTAATAAAATGATTGAGCTTGGAAGAGACCTAATTGAAAATAAACCAACACAAATAGACCCATTTGCTGACTCAGAAAAGTATTTATCTGATAAAAGTTTTTATGACGAAAGACAACTTTCACCTTGGTTTAAAAATTATAATCCAGGATTTGATATGAGAACAGGCCCAAGACAAATAAAAGAGCCTAGATATCAACAGTATTTTGACCCGCTAATTGAAGACCAAGAAGAAGAAAATTGATATTAGTTAGTGAGCTAATCCATTTCCATACACAATCTGAGAGCCATTTCTTCAGCTTTAGCATGGTAAGTGTCCCAATCTGGAATTTCTCTTCCTTCACTACATTCCACAAACAAATCAATGAGATGTTTTGGGTAGCCTAAAAGCTCGCCCCACTCTCTGGATGTATTTGGCTTATTAAATATAGCCTTAAACTTATCGAAATCTTTTTTCTCGCAAACTACTACAGTATAAGTGTCCAAATACAATAATTCATTACCTCTATAGCAACATGAAGTGATGTAATCAGAATTTGCATCTGTCCAATTTTCATGCCACAAAGCCGCAGGTTTATAGCCAAGAGCTACAGCGGCTAAATCTGGCGAATCACCATTGGAAAAGCGATGTGAGGCAACATATGACAAAGATGGATATCTATTTCTTAGATATTTATTATTGTAAAATTCATGCACTTGCTCGTTTAATTTATGAATCATCAAATCCTCATTTTTGGAATACCATTTTCCATAATCTCATCTAAGAATAATTCAGCATTGTTTCTGTCTTTTTCAAGCTTAAACCAAAACACATAATCTGTATCAGTGGCATAGCCGCCAAACCATTCTGAATTCAAATAATAATCATATACCACATGTCTTCCAAGCCAAAGCAGAATTGTGTTTAGTTTAAGCTCAATTCGCCTAGTTTTCATGGCATTATTTTCCTTAGAAAATTTACTTTTAGCCACTTGAATTGTATACTCCATACTTAATATACGTTTTTGGCCCGATATTTTCAAAAGGTTTTCAGACTAATTTCATTTAAATTAAGATTGTGTGGTATAAGTATAGTCAGGAGACAGAAAAGCCAACAGAATATATGTTAGGCGAAGTACAAAAAGGACCAGTAAAAGATGCCCTTGAAGCAATGGGATTAAGTCACGAAAATTACAAGATTCCCAAAGGTGTTTGGCCAAATAATAGAGATTATGAAACTTTTCAAAATAAAAAACTTGTTGGCCAGGGTGTTGAAAAATTTGTATATTTAAATCCAGAAACTAATATGATTGAAAAATATCCAAAGAAAAAAGGAGATATATCAACGTCAACTGTGAGCTATAAAGATAAAATTGTTGAAACAACAAGAACTGATTTTGACAAGTTAATACAAACATTTGAAAGAGTGATGGAGTTAAGAATTTTTGCCAGGGTGGTTAATGAATATAATGATTTATACTATAAAATGAATCCATCAAATGCAGAAAAATTACCAAAATTAGCCGTCCCTGATTATAAAGTGGACGCAAATGCTGTTCTTTATGAGCCTTTGCTTCCCGAAGACAGAAGGGAATTGCAAAGTGGCGATTATAAAAAAGAGCTTTTAAATTTTATGCCATATGTGATTAAAAGTATATTTTTCTATTTTGACCCATTTGGCTCTGGAAATGTTTTTCAAACTGGATATTCAGAAGATAATTCACCTAATAAAAGGCCTCTTTACAATGTGGTGGATGGTGCAAAAATAAGAGATTTTGAAGGCGATGCTGATTTCTATTTATCAGAGTCAGAAAGATGGCACGAAGCACAAAATAGAAGATATCCTGAGCGATATCGTAAACCATTCGATAAAGAAAAAACTTTGAAAGATTTACAAAAGTTCCAAGAAATTGTTAAAAGAATAAGTAATGAAGAATATCAAAGAGTGGTGGCTGAAATTCAAAATTTATTTAAAGATTATAAACCTCAATAAATTTGTACCAAAAGGTTTTCAGACTAATTTCATTTAAAATTAGATTGTGTGGTATAAGTATTGTGTTGAAAATAACGGTTTTACTCCAGATATTGATTTTGATGCAATTGAATCTAATCCTTATGAAGAAAACATTTTCCCAACAAATGAAAAATATTCCACACAAGATATAGTTCAGCATATTGCCATTTACGTGAAAAATGTATTAGATAGAATAATATCCTCTTATCAACCACCTAAGTACACCTTTTCAAAATACAACTTTTCAGATGTTGAAATTTTTGATGAAGTAAAAGAATCAGCTAGGAAATCTGCTAAAGATGCCGCTATGTTTCTTAAAGAAACGGGATATGACATACCAGATGATATAAATTCGAAAATAGATGAAGCGATTTTAGATTGTGCCCCTATTGACCATAGAAGTTCTTTTAATTCAAACTTTATGCCCATAGGCAATAACTTGAAGAGTTTACCAATTTTTTGGAAATTTTTTAGGTATTTTCTTGAGCAAAAATTAACAAACGGTAATAATGTTTTTGAATATCCTGAATTAATTAATGATTTTGATGTAAATAATTTTAAGGATTCTATCTAATTTATTCGTAAATTAAGATTGTGTGGTATAAGTATAGTCAGGAGAATCAAGATGAAGCTTTCCAAAAACTATGGAATGATTTAGAGTTTCAGGCTAAAATAGAATCCGACAAAGAGCTTAATAAAATGCAGCCATCTCTTTACGGAGCATCCATTTCAGATATTATTCAAAAAATTTCTTTAGAAATCTATGAAGCCATGTCTAATAATTATTCTATTGCTAAAGAAAATAATAATGTTTCTTTATTACTTTCCTCAGCAAAAAATGCATCTCTAAATATCTTAAATATTTTTGATTCAAATTTTTTACCAGACAATTTCAAAAATATTGTTGAAGAGGCTTTTGATTTAACAGTGAATTTTCCAGGCCTTAGAGAATCTATCAGTTCTGTAAATATAAATCTTAAAAATGATTTTTGGCAGGTTTTTAGATATATATTGCAAAATCTTTTATCATCTACACACAATTTTGAAAAAAAATTTCCAGAGTACGAAACTCAAGAAATGAAAGGCACTTACTGGTGGTCAAATGAAAAAAGCAATCCTTATTCTAGGTTTTATTAATTTTCATTCGTAAATTAAGATTGTGTGGTATAAGTATAGTCAGGAGATACAAAAGCTCCCAATTAAACTTCCAGGTTATGTTTATTCAATTTTAACTGATATAAATAATAAAGGTGGAAGAGCTTTAATTGTTGGAGGAGCAGTGAGAGATGCTATACTTGGAGCTTCACCTAAAGACATAGATTTTGAAGTATATAATGTCAACTACGAAGACCTAAATCAGATTCTGTCTAAGTATGGAAAGGCAGACCTTGTGGGTCAATCATTTGGTGTGATTAAGTTTGTAGGCGAAGATGGCTCAGATTTTGATTTTTCATTACCTCGCTTAGATTCAAAATCTGGTGTGGGCCACAAAGACTTTAATGTGCAAGTGAGAAGTGATTTATCACCTGAGGAAGCCGCAGCTAGAAGAGATTTTACCATAAACGCAATCTCATATAACCCTATCACTGGCGAAATAATTGACCCATACAATGGTAGACAAGATTTGCAAAATAAAATACTGAGACACACATCTGAGGCTTTTTCTGAAGACCCATTGAGGGTGCTTAGAGGAATGCAATTCGCTTCCCGATTTGGTTTTGACATAGCTCCAGAAACAGCAGAGCTGGCACAATCTATAAGAGAAGAATACAAGCATCTTCCAAAAGAAAGAATTTACGAGGAGTTTAAAAAACTTGTCACAAAAGGCATAGAGCCTGGAAAAGCTCTTGATTTTCTCTACACCACTGGATGGTCTGAAAACTTTCCTGAAATACACAATCTGAGAGGCACACCGCAGGAGCCAGAGTATCATCCTGAGGGAGACGTGGATGTGCATACAGCTCATGTAATGAACGAAGCTGCAAATATAGCTGAAAGAGAAAATCTTAGCCCAGAAGATAGAGAAGTATTGATTTACTCAGCTTTAGCTCACGACTTTGCTAAACCTGATACCACAGCTGTAATAAATAAAAAAGGAATAGACCGAATTACATCTCATGGACATGAAGAACAAGGTGGGCCAAAAGCAAGAGCTTTTCTTGAATCCATTGGTGCTCCCAAAAACATTATAGATAAAGTGGTTCCTTTGGTAGAATTTCACCTTAGCCACATTCATCATTCTAACACACCAAAACAAGAAGCTTTTGTCAAGAGCTTAGCTGAAAAAATTCATCCTGCAAACATCAGAATGCTTGAGCTACTTATTGAAGCCGACCACTCTGGAAGGCCACCATTACCTAAGGAGCTTCCAGCAGAGGCTAGGCAGATGTCAGATTTGGCTAAACAATACAATGTTTACGAGCACAAACATCCAGACCTTCTTCAAGGTAGAGACATTATGCCTTATCTTGGCAACAAAGGTGGTCCAATAATTGGGGAAATTCTAAAGGAGCATAGAAAGCTTATTCTTGAGCACAATCCAGCTATGGAATCAAGAGAATCAGCTCTTGCATGGCTTCATAAAAGAATGCAAAGAATTGCATCATTTATTGATGGAAATGATGTACAACAAGTATTGGGTATTCAAGGCCCAGCTATCAAGCTCATGCTTGATGAGGCCTGGAAAGCACAAAACATGGGCTTATTCAGTGATAGAGCTGGAGCTTTACAATGGTTAGAGAGTCAAAAGGAAACAACATGAGCAAAAAATTAACACTAGCGGTAATTTTTACAGGGGTGGTTGCCTATTTAGCTTACAGAAGAAAACCAGATACATTTTATTACATTGGAAAGGCTGAAGCTTTGAGAGATGAATTAGAAAGAAAGATTGCGGAAAAAATACAAGAAAATGTACACAGTTAAAAAAATCACTTATAACGAAAAAGAAATACATTCTATACTAAAAGTAGTGACAGGTGTGGGCTATTCTCCCAGCCAAATCAAGATTGTGTGTGGATTGAATAATTCCAAGCCCACAGTGGATTTTGTCTGCTCACATTCTTCAACAAACACTTTAATAAAGCTAGAAGAGTTTTTAGAATGTCAGGGTTATTCAAGGTCATATTCTGATGTTAGAGCAATTTACAATAAACCTTGGTGGAAGCCATTCGGGCGAAAAATCATTGGTTTTTCATTAAATGCTAAAATTTAATTCTTCTGCATTAGTGATTTCTGTATCAATGTCTATACATTCTGGATATTCTCTTTGCCAATTACATTCCGACCAATGCTTTAGTTTAAGCTGATTCCAAGTGTATTTACCATTCACTTTTATTTCTTCTCCGAATCTGTTCAGAGCAGATGAATTAGAAAAAAGATATTTGAATTTACTTTCTGGGTTATTCAATTTTTTATTTTGATGTATTAAGCCTGTAAATGTAGAACCTAAACTTCCTAAAAAATTCTCACTTCTCATAGCTATCAGCATTGAAATTAAACTTACTTCCACATCATCTAATTCTTTATGTTTTTCTTTGATTATTTTGTCTATGAAAATCAATTCATTTTCACATTTGAAATATTTCTCATCTTCTTCATTTGTATGTACTAAAATAGGATAATGATAAAAATTATTATAGATTGTGTTTTCTAGTGTGTTGAAAGATGCAGTGTAATTATTTGCAAAATGCTCAATTTGACAAAAATCTCCTCTTCTTACATGTATTGAGTTTTTGCAACCAAGCTCATTTGAAATTTTACGGGCCAAAAATTGATATTTTTCTTTAGGTAGTAGATTGTTCATTAAGTATTGAACAGCTTCTTTTTTACAATCATTGAAAAAAATCTTAAAAGAATAATATCCTAAGGTATTTGCTGTGGAGCTACCAATATCATTTTCTTGATAATCAGATATATTTACACATTCTCTTCCAAAAATAAAATCTTCGTTTGGTTTATCAAGGTGATAATAACATGTGGAAAAATCTGCTGGGAACCAAGAAGTGGTATTGATGTCGGATTTCATAAAATCAAAATTAAAATCAAACAAATCGTTAATAAATAAACCTTTGTTAGAGAAAGCTAAAGGATACTTTTGATATAGAATTAATTTTCTTTTTGAAAGAAATGATAAAATAATTCCCACTTGAATTGACATTAATTGATTGGCTATACCGCCGCCATAAACATTCCAATGCAAATTCATGCTTTAATTACTGGATACCTGCCATTATAACCCACACAATAAGAAACACAATCTGTGGGGTCAATGCAAGCTCCAGCAAACTTGGCTCTTGTGTAAAATTCAGAATCAAGTAAGATTGTGTTTCTAGTTTTGTTTAAATATTCTTTGGCGGCTTCAGAATATTTATCGTCTAGTTTCCAAATTACCACCTTGTCTTTATATTCCTTCTCAACTATTTCTTTGAGAAATAATAAAGATTTAATTAATTCAGGTGGTGAATCGTTTTCCATTCAATTAATATTGAAAAAAGGTTTATCATTTAGAGCTGGGTTTTCTTCCCAAGGCAATAAGCGTACATTGTCCCAGCCAATTATATCAATAATATCTTGTAACTTACTTGATATTTGCATTTTTTTCTCATCTTGTTCTGGCTTGTTAGTAATTAAAAATTCTGGTTTTCCATCTTCATACACTTCTCTATAGCCCACTTTCCAAGTTTGAAACAATTTGTTAAAATCTTCAATGAAAGCTTTTTCATATTCAGTGTTCATTTTTGATAAAATCATTTCAGTGTCAATGAGCAATTCTTTAAATTTCTGCAAATGCCCCAAGCACCGCTCTAAATATTGTCCTGAATATCCTTTATTAGAAAGGTATGCATACACTTTTTCAAAAAAACTTCTTTCTTGCATGTATGAAACACTTCTGATAGATTCGTAAATTGATTTCAATATTTCTTTAATTTTGCTCCATTTTTCGAGGCTGAATGCATTTTCATCAGCTGATAGAAATTCAATATCATCATTTCCATCATCATCTGAGCCAGGTGCGGCAACAGGTGATTGAGCAAGTTTTAGAAGAATCAAATCTAAAGATTTAGCTTCTTTAGTGAAACCTTTTACATCTAGTTCTGTGGCAACAGATGCTATTCGTTTAAGTAGATTGTGTTTGTTCATATTTACAATTTAAAAATCGAGCGAAAATCTTCCTTCTCAATCTTTAATCCATAATACTTTACTGCCAGATGGAGGCACAAATTTAAATCCTGAATAATCCACACCCACACAATCGTCCAAATAAAGATAGGTGGTGGTGGTAGAGCCATCAAAGCTTTTGTTATAAATCTTAATGCTTGAGAAACTAAATGTCACACCCTCATCAAACGATTCAAGCTCCCACATCACATAACGATAATCAGCCACAGTTTGATAAATTCTCTTCACAATTCTCAAAGAATTGTTTTTATCTATTTCTATTTTTCCTTGCCAAGAGATGCCGCCAATCCAATCTTTCAGTGAAGGTGATACAAATCCCACTTGGTCTGCCAAGGTCATTAAATGCTGGCCCATGCCAAGCACAGGATACTTAACACCGCTGATATACCTTTTCATGTAGTCTTCTCCTACAGAAAGCTCTAGAGAATATCGGGCCACAGTGTATTCATTTCTTTGCAGATTGTGTGCCCATACTTTCTTTCCATCAGCCACTATTCTTTGAAGATTTGTATTATCTCTTGAAAGCTTCAGCTCGGATTTGATTACAGATTCATTCTTGAACCATTTAAAGCTACCAGAGTATTTTGTGAAAAAACCTTTGTATTCATTTTCACCCTCTAGTCTAAAGCTCATGGCATTGGTTGTTCGCATAGTGGGCAAAATTTCATTGAGAGCTTTTTTGCATTGTGCATCATCTAATGAAGATTGTGTGATAAGGGAAAAGGCAAGAAGAGGTAGATACATATTCATTCCAGATTGTGTGTTATTTACTCCGAACGGGAATTGAACCCGTGTCTTTGCCTTGAAAGAGCGATGTCCTAACCACTAGACTATCGGAGCATGTGGAGCGGGAGAGGGACTCGAACCCCCAACCTCCTGGTTATTCAATGTCTCTTAAGGCACTCAATGAGCCAGACAAGCTACCATTGCTCTATCCCGCAATATATTATACGATAAAAACATGACAATGTTCTATAATTTTAAATTATGTGAGCTCCATAAAGTAAACATAGCACATAAAGCACAGCAAGTGCTAAGGATTCTATTTCAAGTTGCTCAAAATATTTATTCTCTGCTTTATCAAGAGAAATTTGATATTTAACTGATTTCGCAAGCACAAAAAATTTTTTGTATGTTAAAGCGAAAAAAAACATAGTGTTTTCAAAAACTGTTAAAAAAACAATCAAATTGTAAAGCATAAAATATATACGATTAAAAATCCACCTTATACACAATCTGAGAAGACGGGGGTGTTATTTTTACCCTCCCCCTGTGCCTACCCAAAATTATTTTTTTAGGTTGTTTTTAAAAATATCATAATAAAATTCTAGCCTATACCCTTTCTGCAAACCACACCCCCGTTTTTTTACCCCCCCAGGGGGGTGTCACTAAAAATAAAGGGTGTTAATATTTTAATTTTGTATAATAGTATTATGGCTAAATGTAAAATTTGCAACTTCGAATTCTGTAAGCGATTTAAGTTTAAAGGAAAAAGGTTTGATTATAGAGGCAGAGTTAATTGCTTCAATTGCGTTCCTATAAAACTAAATAATTATGATAAAGAATTGATAGAATATATGTATGAGAGTGAATCAAAATATAGAAAGATATTAAATAAATACAATCAAGATGTTAACAAAAGAAAACAAATATTTAAAAATTCAAGAATCTATGTTTATACAGAAAGATTGTGTCCTGGATGTGATAAAATATTCTCAAAATCAAGAAATGGAATTTTTTGCTCAAAATGCGTAACTAAAATAAAAACATTAGGCTATAGACATTTTGCTGTTGAGAATAAAGGCGGGAAATGTGAATTGTGTGGGTGGAAACCTAAGGACATGTCAGAATATATTTGCTTAGATTTCCACCACTCCGAAGGCGTTGAAAAGACATTTGAATTTAGCAAAATTAAAAACTATTCATTTGGCATAATTTTAAACGAATTACCTAAATGTATAATGCTTTGTGCAATATGCCATCGTTTAGAGCATAAGAGTTTTTATAACGATGCAATCACAACGGCAGCTAAGGACTTATTATCAAATAAAAAAACACCTATGCGTGACTGAAAATAGTACCGGGTGTTATTTTTACCCCACCCCCCTATGCCTCTGTCGATAAATGTGAGCGGGTTTGAAAAATCAGGGGGGTTATGGGTTCCCTTTTCACCACACAAAGTACCCCCTATGCTCTATATAGGAAAAAAAATTAAAAGCACTTTTTAAAAAAGTGCCCCTTTTCCCTTCCCACACAATCTCAGAAAGGCAAATCCAAGGCGAGCAACCTAATCTGCGGAGCCAGTAGCTTCTGGCTTTCGTCGCTCATGATTTGCTCAATCATTGAGAGCATCTTGCTGTTAGCCATAGGAGGATGATTCTTAATCATCGAATTACCTGACGATGACCAGTCGGAAATCAATTCATCGTTTTCGTCGTACACCTGAATAAAGTATTCACTAAGTGGTCTGTCGTAACCAATTATCATTTCCAATCCATCTTTTGTTGTTGCTGAATGTCTGCTCATATCTATTATACCCAATCTTCGTGAAACCTGGAAAAACGTGGTGAGATTGTGTATGGGGTTAATCAGTGCAATAGCACTTCCATACATCTTCTTCACCTCTGCCTCGCAGGTAATACCTTTCTTCCCTCACCAACTGCAGTTCTGTCTTGCAATAAGGACACACAGGCTTACCAGATTCAATGACAGATGTTAGTTTGTCAATTTTTTCTTGTAAATGATTGATGTACGATTCCTGATATTTGATGGTTTCTAGATTTTTTTCATTATGGTCTTGTGCTGTCATATCTATTATACCCAATCTTCGTGAGACCTGGAAAAACAATCTGACAGCCCCGTGAGGGGATTGAGCAAGTGTTTTACGCTTCTTTCCAATTAAAATCCATTAAATCTACAACAGTTTCCAAGCCATCGTATTCATGAATGATGAACTTTGTGCCTACTGGCACCCAAACAACGTCGCTGTTTTCACCACTCCAACAACCATCAGCCCACTTTTCTTGAGCAATCTTTTCGTGGTTTCTTTCACCACTCAAAATTGACCTCACACAATCTGGGTCAAAAAGACATTCGGGATATTGTGTATTCCAAGTAGACCAACCAGCACCATAATTGGTGCTAATAATCACTGCTACCTCATTTTGCTCGTTGTAGATTTTCCCATTTAATTCTTTCATATCTATTATACTTGGTGTCAGTGAAACCTGGAAAAACAATCTGAAGACCCCAAGAAGGGGAAGGCGAGTGTTTTATTTTACTCTCGCACACATATACATATAAAGGTTGTTCACTCCCTGCCTTTCAGCGAGGGAGCTACGTCTTTCAGGAAGCAATTTCGTTCTTCCCAAGGTGTGTTCTCTTTCTGCACCTTGTAAGATTTTCGTCTTACATCTATTATACTTGGCAATTGTGAAAACTGGAAAAACGGGCTGAATGCCCCTTATGGGGAAATTGGTGGAGCAGTGAGATTTGAACCCGTACTTTAACCTAAAAGGTGATTCTCCTTGGCAAGTCTATTAATTTCTTTGGTTGCTGTTTCCTTCAAAATGTCTTCATAAAGTTTTATTTTTATTTCGTGATTTTCACACTCTGCTAATTGTTCTTGTAACCCTTGGATTTCTTTTGCCAAACGAGTTTTAGCTACTTCCAAAGCCTCGTCTGCTGTCTCAAAAATATCATTTTCTATACATCTTCCGTACTCTGTGTGCTGATGCCCATAATAACTAACAGTTTTACCTACTTGTATTTGTGGAAGTGTTCTAGCTTGTCTCCCAATGAAATCACGGTAACTGTCAACTGGTCGCTGAATGATGTCATATCCGAAAACATGAAAAACTAGGTTTTTTTCGCTCATATCTATTATACTTGGCATTTGTGAAAACTGGAAAAACGGGCTGAAGAACCCTTGTGGGGTTAATTTATTTCTTCTCTTTCTTTTTTCTTGTTGAATATGTCACCCAGAAGTATCCCAAGAGAACGATGACGCATGGGACAACATAGAATACAATCAATCCTTGGACTTGATACAATGTCATTTCTTCTCCTCCAAGTATTCCACTAGAGCAGGAAAAGAGCTTTTCGGCTCTCTAGTATCATAAGTTGCATTATTATCACCACCCCAACCTGCTACAATATCTTTGTAATCCCACGTTCGGATTACTGCCAAGTTAATGGCTTCATCTAAAGCCTTTTGTAAAAATTGGTTTCGCTCCAACGCTTCTTCTAGTGTCATGTCTAAAGGTTCCATATCTATTATACGCTGAGATTGTGAAACCTGGAAAAACGGGCTGAGATTGTGAGGAGGGGATAAGGGTAAATTTTTACCCTTATCGCTTAAGATTACCACTTAGACATTGGCTCGTGCTTCTTGAATTTCTTCTTAAATTCTGAAGATAACCTGTGGGAATTTTCATGGTTCCAAAGAATGTTCCAATCTACTTTATCCTCAAACTCTTCAATAAAATCCATAGAAAGTTCTTGCTTTTCTGATATTTGTGACCAATGCACCTTATCCTGAAATTCTCTAATAAAATCCTCAGATAATTTTTGGTGACAAGAAATATGCCACCAATACACTTTATGTTGAAATTCTCTAATAAAATCCTCAGATAATTTTTGAGAACTTGAAATTATAAACCAATTCATGCCAACTTGATGTTCTCTGATGAAATTTTCAGAAAGCACTTGGTGTTGCAAAACTTCTTCCCAATCCAAGGCATAAGAATATTTTCTAATGAAATCTTCAGAAAATTTTTGAAAGCTGGCAAGCCAAGACCAATCCAACTTATCTTGAAACTCCAAGATAAAATCTTCAGAAAATTTGTTTCTCTTAAGAACTTTTGACCAAAGAACTTTATCTTTGTTTTCTCTTAAGAAGCTCTCGGAAAGTCCTTCAGTTTCAGAAATTTTTTCCCAATCAATTTTTGTGTATTTGCTGATGATGTCTGCTTCGCTCATATCTATTATACGCTGAAAATGTGAAATATGGAAAAACGGGCTTAAAGCCCCTTGCAGGGGGTCACTTGTAAAACGACATGAGCAAGACCTCTAAGGCGTCAATATCTGGCTTTTTATCCTTTATTGAGCTTGGTAAATCCTCAAACATAATCTTCAAATCTTGAATACCTTTTTCAATACCTAGCTCATGTTCTTTGATAAAATCTAAAGTAATATCATCAGCGGACATCAGCTTGATTGTCATCAGCTTATCATGTAAAGATTGTGAGTAGTCTTTAATTACAGGCTCAAATGTTCCTGTATTAAGAAGCTGGTCAGCCTGTGCTAATACTCTATAAGCGGCAACAATTGATTTAGGTATTCGTCTTAAAGTGTTAGTCTCAGCTGGTTGCTGAAAGTTTCTCAAGTATCTTTTTAGTTGTGCCTCAGCATAACCAATGTGAGCAAATAAAATCTTTCTTCCATCAAAAGCATAGTTAGGAACTATTCTGAGCAATTCAGAGTTACTATCCTTAATATACAATGGAGATTTAATAACTTCATACATTGTAGGATTGCCTGAGGTTAAATGCTTAACAAAGTTTCTTAGCTCCCAAGATTCGGTATCTTCGCCATTGGAAGATGTGGTTTTAGTTCTATCTGTGGCAAATGGTGAAATCACTTCCCTGAGCGACAGCTTGTAAATGTATCTAGTGTCTTCATCAGATTGTGGTGTTGACAAACCATGCATTTTAGAACCAACAGTAGCTGTGTAAATGATTTCCATATCTATTATACGCTGAAATTGTGAAATATGGAAAAACAGTCTCACGACCCCAAGAGGGGAATTAAAGATACAATCCTTCAGCCTTGAGCCTAACAATCATATCAGAATAAAATATGTCCTCAACAAAAGGTCTAATGTCAAACATATTACAGTCGTCTTCAAACCACGAAGGTATCTGTCCATTTACACACTTTAGAAAATCTTCAAAATAATCTCTTTTTTCAAAGATAATATCAATA